ATGAAATTTTCCCTCTGGCAGGTTCGAACCCCCGGGGGGTTATGAAGCTAAAGTGCTGAATATTCAAAAAATCGCGACCGACCGGATAAAACCGGCCGCCTACAATCCGCGGAAGGACCTGAAACCGGGCGATCCGGCCTATGATCGGCTGAAAAAGGCCATGGATTCCTTCGGTTTGGTCGAACCTCTTGTCTGGAATCAGCGAACGGGCAATCTGGTCGGCGGCCACCAGCGCTTCAAGATTCTAATCGAGGATCCGGCAGTGACTGAAATACCAGTCTCGGTTGTCGATCTTGACGATCGCGACGAGAAGGCCTTGAACCTGGCGCTGAATAAGCACGCCGGCGAGTGGGATTTTGCGACGTTGGCCGATCTGGTCCAGGAGCTAGACGCCGGCGATCTGGACATGGAGGTAACCGGTTTCAGCGCCGAGGATCTGGAGGAACTGGCAACCTGGACGCCTGAAGGAAGTAGCGGCGGGGGCGCCGGCGGCGGATCCACGAAACTGGCCGATCGTTTCATGGTGCCGCCTTTCTCCGTGCTGAATGCCCGGGAAGGCTGGTGGCAGGATCGGAAGCAGGCCTGGATCGCGTTAGGTATCCAGAGCGAACTTGGCCGCGGCGCTGCGCCTGGCGGCAGCCTAATGCCCGGCGTCGGCAAGGACGGGACGATCGTGCGGACCGATAGCCACGCGCGGCCGATCGAGAAGGGGCGACGTGCTTCCAGAAATCGCTGAACACGACGGGATCCTGGTTGTCCGGGACGATCATTATCCGGGCGGCACGAAGGCCCGGGTTCTATCCGTGCTGTTCGATTCCCACCGCGAGTATGTTTATGCGTCGCCGGTCCAGGGATATGCGCAGGTCGCGCTGGCCTATGCGGCTTCGGCCGCCGGCAAAAGGGCGACGATCTTCTGTGCAAAGCGTGGCGCGCTTCATGCCAGGACTGCCCAGGCCGTTGCCAGAGGCGCCCGCGTCGTCGAAATCGCGCCAGGATATCTGGCCGTCGTCAAGGCGCGCGCGCGTTCTTATTGCGCTGTGTCCGGAGCTTTGCTTTTGCCCTTCGGCCTGGACACGCCGATCTTCCGCGAGGCGCTGGCCGAGATGGCGCGCCAGCTGCCAGTGAAGCCGACCGAGGTATGGAGCGTCGCCGGGAGTGGCGTCCTTCAGCGGTCGCTGCAGATGGCCTGGCCGGCCGCGACATTTCATGCGGTGCGGATCGGAAAGGTCCCGGATGCAGGCCGGGCGCGGATGCACCAGGCGCCGGAAGCTTTCGAGCAGGATGCGAAGGAACCGCCGCCATTCCCATCGTGTTCGAACTACGACGCGAAGGCCTGGCGCTTTATCAAAAGGAATGCGAAGCCTGGGGCCCTATTTTGGAATGTTGCGGCGTGAATAAAGCCGGCCGTTCGACACCAGTTCGCCGGTTTCGACCAGGCGGGAAAGGCCGGATTTGACGCGCGATTCAGTTCCGCTAAATCCGGCCGCTCGCAATTCCCTCATGGTTTGCGTCATCGAGAGCGCCACGCTAGGTGCGAAGACCTGGCGGAGACGATCGGTGATCAATGGCTCGTTCGATCCAAGCCGCGGCTGGGCGGCAGCGTCCCGCTGGGCGAAGGTATTTCGGACGGCTTTAATCTGGTCGATCTTATCGGCGATCTCTTTTCTGTCCATGGTCGGAGGTTACCCGGAGCCGGCGCCGGTCGCGAGGAGTTTATGAAAGCGAAAAAGCCGGACGCGCGCACATTCGGCCAGGATCTGATGAAGGGCGAGAATCCGAAGTTCCCGGCGGGAACCATTCCGGCCGGCCTGGTTTACGGGGAAATGACCGCATACGACGGCGCCGATCGCACCATCACCGGCACGTCGATATTCGACCCGACGCTTTGCGAGTTGATGTATCGCTGGTTTGCCCCTCCTGGCGGCCTGGTCCTGGATCCGTTCGCCGGCGGCAGCGTCCGCGGGATCATCGCCTCGAAGCTTGGCAGGCAATATATCGGCCTGGACATTCGCCAGGAGCAGATCGACGCGAATAAGAAGCAGGCCGACGAGATCTGCGAGGATCCGATGCCGGTTTGGGTTCTGGGCGACAGCCGGCAGATCGACAAGATTTGCGAAGACGTTCAGGCGGACTTTCTCTTTTCCTGTCCTCCATACGCGCACCTGGAACGATACAGCGACGATCCGGCCGATCTATCGACGCTGGATTACAAAGATTTCCTCGAATCCTATCGGACGATCATCCTGGGCAGCTGCGCGCGCCTGAAGAAAGACCGGTTCGCGTGCTTCGTCGTTGGCGATCTGCGCGACGCGAAAGGCTCCTATTACGGTTTCCCATGGCACACGGTCGACGCTTTCCAGAAGGCCGGCCTGCATCTGTACAACGAAGCCGTGTTGATTACGGCAGTCGGCAGCCTGCCGATCCGGATCAATAAGCAGTTCGTCGGCGCCAGGAAGCTTGGCAAGACGCACCAGAACGTCCTGGTATTCGTAAAAGGGGATCCGAAGAAAGCAACCGAGGCAATCGGCGAAGTCGAAGTGGGCGACATCAGCGAGACAGCATGAGCGGGCCGCCGAAGACTCCGACGAATCTGAAAGTTCTTCGTGGAACATTTCGGGCCGATCGCGCACTGGAAAACGAGCCGCAGCCCGAACTGGCGATTCCTCCTGTTCCAGCGCATCTGTCCGACGAGGCGAAGGTCGAATGGGGCCGAGTCTCCCAGGAGCTGTATCAACTGGGCCTTCTTACGAACGTCGATCGAGCAGCGCTCTGTGCTTACTGCGACGCCTGGTCCGATTATGTCGACGCATCGAAGCAATGCCGTGGCCAGGATGGCAAGGACCGGAAGGTATTGAGGCCGGTGGATTCCGAGGGCAAGCCAACCGGCGGGTATTACGAGAACCCGTATTACACGATCAAAAAGCGATCCATGGAAATAATGAAAAGCTTCCTGGCTGAGTTCGGAATGACGCCGGCCTCGCGTACCAGGATCAGCGCCACGCCGCCGGACGGCGCAAAGCAGAAGCCGGCCAGCCGCTGGAGTAAGCATGGCAGCTAAAAAGCTGTCATATGCAGCAAAGGCCGCCCGTTACGCGCGGAAGGTCATATCCGGGAAGATTCGCGCCAGCCAGTTGGTCCAGGCCGCCTGCCGCCGGCACCTGGATGAACTGGGACTTCAGAAGGGCGCAAAGTTCCCGTATCGCTTCGACATCGGCAAGGCCGACAAGATTTGCGACTTTGCCGAAGGTATGGTCCACATCAAAGGCAAGTGGGCCACATCGGAAGACGGCCTGCCATTCATTCACCTCGAAGACTGGCAATGCTTCCTCCTGGGCGTCAATTTCGGTTGGGTCCGAAAGTCGGACGGCCTGCGGCGTTTTCGCGAGATATATGCAGAGATCCCGCGGAAGAATTCGAAGAGCACGATGGGTTCAATCATCGGCCTGTTCATGGCGTTCGATGACGGCGAGAAGGGGGCGGAAGTCTTCGCCGGCGCCACGTCGATGGAACAGGCATATGCGGTATTCAGGCCAGCCTGGTTGATGGTGAAGAACAATCCGGAGTTTGCAGAGCATTTCGGGCTGCAGCTTGGCGGGACCGAAGCCAACCCGGGCAATATTTATCAGCCGTCGACCGGGAGCTTCTTTAAACCGATCATCGGGAAGCCTGGGGACGGCGATTCGCCGCACTGCGCGATCGTGGACGAATACCACGAGCATCAGACGCCGGTGATGTATGACGCCATGAAGACCGGCATGGGCGCGCGGTCGCAGCCGATGCGCGTGATTATCACGACGGCCGGCGTGGATACGTCGGGGCCCTGCTATGACAAGCACCTCGAGGCGGTGAAAGTCCTCGATGGCACGCTGGACAATCCGGAACTCTTCACGCTGATTTTTGGGATAGACGTCGGGACAGATGACGAGAATCCTGGCGACGACTGGGCGGATTTCGAATCCTGGAAGAAAGCGAACCCGAATTATGGTGTTTCGGTCTTCGAGGATTATCTCCGCGGGCAACTCCGCGACGCTTTGCAGCGTCCGTCGCAGCAAAACATCAACCGCACGAAGCACCTGGGCGAGTGGATGAATGCCGGCGTGGCCTGGATGAATATGGCGTTTTGGAGCAAATGCCGCGACGAATCTGTGCAGTTGCCGTCATTCGCAAAGCGAGAATGCTGGTTAGCATTCGATCTCGCGAACAAAATCGATATTGCATCCGTGGCGTTTATCTTCAGGCACGAGGGCGGCTTTGCCTTCTTCGCCAAGCATTATCTCTGCGAAGCCACGATTGAATTACCTCAGAACTCTCACTATCGCAAATGGCGCGAGATGGGGTGGCTGATCCAGACCGACGGGGCCCGGACCGATTTCCGAGTTATCGAGGACGACATTAAAGCCGCAGCGGATCTTTTTGCGGTTCAATCGCTCGCCTTTGATCCCCGGGAAGCGAGTTATTTAGTCTCCAGCATCGAAAAGTGGGCGTCCTTCGAGTGTGTCGAAATTACACAGGGTCCGCAGATGATGTCGGAGCCCATGAAGGAAATGGAAGCGCAGATTTATGCCGGCACGTTGAAGCACTGTGGCGATCCTGTTCTAACTTGGATGATGGGCAATGTGGTGAAGAAGGAAGCGCGCGGCGGCGGCGAAGTGAAGTACTACTACCCGACAAAACAGAACAACGCAAACAAGATTGACGGCGCCGTTGCGGGCATTATGGCGATCGGCCTGGCCATGTCGCATCAGGGCAATGATCAATTCGTGGATGGAAACCTGATCGTTATATGAATCTCTTCGGCTGGGATATCTCTCGGAAGACGGCCTCGACGATTAGCCTTGACCAGCTGATCCGCCGGCTGGAAGCGATCTACAGCACAACATCCGGAACGAACATCACGCCAGAGAATTGCATGGAATCGCCGACTGTTCACGCGATCGTGACAGGCATTTCTCGCGGCATTTCCTCATGTCCGGTGCATGTTTATCAAAAAGGGGCGAAGGACGGCCTAGACACCAAGGAAGTCCAGCCGAACCACCCGGTAGAGAAGCTGCTGAAACAGCCGAATGACTGGCAAAGTCCGGTGGAATACTGGCAGGACGCAACCAGCGCTTTGATGCGTTACGGCTGCTTCATCGCCTACAAAGCTCAGGGAAACACGGGCCCGATCCGTCGTCTAATTCCGCTTAGGTCCGCCAGTGTGAACTTTAAGCAGAACGATGATTATTCAATTAAGGTCACGATTGCGCAGGCGAATGGCAGTGAGAAAGATGTCCCCTATAACGAGCTTCACTATGCCAGAGGGCCCGCGCGTGACTTCCTTCGAGCCAATTCGCCGATTGTCGACTGCCGCGAGGCTATCGGACTCGAAATAGCGGCCGAAAAGTTCGGTGCATCCTTCTTTGGCGGCGGCGCAATGCCTGGGATCGTCTTCAAGTTCCAGGAAGGCTTTCAGGCCTTCAAGACGGATGAAGAGAAAAAGAAATTCATTCAGGATTTCCAGGATGCCCACAGCAACCGCGGCCGATTCCGCTCGATGCTTCTGCCCAAAGGCATCGATATGTCGGAGAAGCTGATCGGCTTTGAGAACGATAAGGCGCAGTTCCTTGAGACGCGCAAATATCAGCGCACCGTCATCGCCGGCGCCTTCGGTGTTCCGCCCTATCTCGTCGGCGATCTGGAACGCGCGACGTTCAACAATGTTGAGCAGCAAAGCATCAATAAGATTTCGGAAGTACTCCTGCCGATTGCGCGAATTTTTGAGGCGGCCATGGAGCGCGATCTTCTTACGAAAGATGATCGAAACGGTGGGATCATCATTCGTTTCAACTTGGACGGGCTCCTGCGCGGCGATTTCTTTACGCGCCAGCAAGGTTTGAAGCTGCAGCGCGAAGCGGGCGTGATTAATGCGAGTGAATGGCGCGAAGCTGAAGGAATGAATCCGCGGACGGACCCGGGCGGCCTGGTCTACTGGGACACCGGTCCTTCCGGCCAGGGGATGAAACCGGCCGTGGCAAATAATCCGGAACCGAACGATGCCAACCCCAAAACCTAAAAAGGAAACGCGTGAAGAATGGATGCAGCGATGCGTTCCGCGTGTCCTCAATGACGGGACGGCTTCGAGTAACGATCAGGCGGTTGCCATCTGTGAACATATGTGGAGCGATGCGACGAAGGGAGCCCAAGTGAAGAGAGAAACGCTCGATTTCAAATTCGACGTAAAAACGAGCCTGAACAGCCGCGAATTCGAGGGATACGGTTCAACCTTCGGCAATGTCGACCTGGGTGATGATGTGGTTCTGCCCGGAGCATTCAAAGAGACATTGGCTGATCATGAAACTGACGGCGCGCTTCCTCAAATGTTCTGGATGCATCAAATGGATCAGGTCTGCGGCAAATGGACGGCGATGTCTGAGGATAAAAACGGACTGTACTGCAAGGGGATTCTCGCGGACACGCCACGCGGCAACGAAGTCCGCACACTTTTGAATATGAAGGCCGTCCGTGGCCTGTCCATTGGATTCTCGATCCCGGATCGGTCCACGGATATGAGTTACAACGAAGACGGAACACGCTTGATCCATAAGGTGGATCTCTGGGAGGTGTCCGTCGTCAGCCTTCCCATGAATCCCATGGCGCAGGTGACCGCTTCAAAAGCATTATTACTTTCCGACCCACGCGCAACGGAACGACGCCTACGTGACGCAGGCTTTACCCAATCCGAAGCGAAATGCATTATTTCAGGAATGAAACATATCGACGCAATCGGGGCACGTGATGTGGACCGAGCGACACGTGAAGTGGAAGTCGACGATGAGGCAGCCGAAGTTCTTAAAATGCTCCACTCCATGACTACTTCCATGGTTGCAGGAGCGTTCAAGATCTAGTCCGTCTGCCAAAACCGTCAACCCAGCCGCCTTTCATCGGGCGGCTTTTTTATTGGAGATCACATCTAATGACCCCAAAGCAATGGTGGTTTTTGAACTGCCGGCCGACCGTCGCGCCGCAGCAAAACCCGGTATTTAACATTCTCATTCCTATCGGCCTGGTCATCGTGGCCATGTTTGCCGTTCTCGCCGTCGGTTTCGCCGCAACCCATCAGGGCAATGCGCACGTCCAGATCGCCGAAATTACAGCACCAAGCCTTGTGGTCATCAAAGACGCCATCGAAAATCAGGCGAAGGCCTTCGATGCTTTCAAGGATACGAACGACAAGAAGATCGAGGCAATCAAGAGCGGTAATGAATCTCTTGCCAAAGAACTCGATCAGAAGCTCGGCCGGATCGAAGTCGATCTGAAGAAGCAGAACGAGGTCCGTATTAATTGGGAAGCCGAGATGAAGTTCTTCACGGAGCGCCTCGAGGAACTCGAATCCCGAGCGAAAACGCCCGGCAAAACCGGCGAAGAGAAGGCCCGCGATGAATATCACGACGCTTTCGTCACCTGGATCCGACATAAAGCCGCATATGCTGAGGACGAACGGCGCCTTTCGGATGCGGAAAAGAAACTCGGAAGGGAAACAAAAGACATCACCGTTGGCAGCAACGCCGGCGGCGGGTACGCGCTCCCCAAGGTTATTGCGCAGCAGATCGAGCAGTTCGAACTGAAATATTCGCCAGTTCGCCGACTCGTCAAAGTCGTTCAGGCGGGAACGACCGATTTCCATCAGCTCTTGAATCTGCGCGGCGCCACTTCCGGGTGGGTTGGAGAAACATCGAATCGCAACGCCAGCAATACCCCGCAATTGAGAGATATCGTTCCTACTTTTGGAGAGCTCTACGCCTATCCCCAGATCAGCGAATGGTCCACTGATGATCTCCAGTTCGATGTTGAAACTTGGCTCGCAGAGAACGTCGCGGATGAGTATGCCAGGCAGGAAGGCATTGCCGTATTGACGGGCAACGGTTCGAACAAGCCGACGGGCATGTTGAACACGACGCCTCTAAGCACGGCCGACAATGCATCTCCTGTGCGCACGGCGGCAGCGTATCAGTACATTGATTCGGTTGCGTCGCCATTCTCGGTGAACGGTTCCGATGCATTGATCAAGATCATCTATACGTTGAACAGCGCTTATCGTGCTGGTTCGACTTGGATCATGAACAGCAACACGATCGCGTCGGTTCGCGGTTTGAAAGATTCTCAGAACCGTTACCTCTGGGAGCCTTCGCTGCAAGCCGGCCAGCCGAACACGTTGCTCGGCTACACGCAGGAAACATGGGAGGACCTGGACGATATCGGGTCCGGCAAATTCCCGGTTGCCTTCGGCAACTTCCAGCGCGCCTACCTTTTGGCGGATCGCGTTGGGATGCGTATCACAAGGGATAATGTGACGAATCCAGGTTACATTCGTTTCTACGTAAGGCGACGTGAGGGGGGCATCGTTCTCAATAACGACTCGCTCAAGTGGATCAAAACATCCTAAACTATTTAGCCATTGTTTAGGCTATAATGTTCGAGGCCGGTTAGCACGCAAATGCTGACCGGCCTCTAACCACATCGCTAGGTGAATAGCAAACATGGCTGATCAACAAAATACTAAAATCTGCATCAAATGCAAAATATCCCAGCCTTTAGATGGCACCAATTTTGCACCATACAAGCAATCAAATGGCGGATTCCAGCCCGTATGCAGGCCTTGCCGAAAAATACAACGGCGAAAATGGGATGCGAAGCAGAGAGGCAAGGCATGTTCAATCCCAGGCTGCGGAGCGAATGCTCATGATGGCGAATTGTGCGCCTCGCACTATCGCCGAAAGCGTCTATATGGTGATCCACTTCATTACGATCCGCGTTGTAAAGACTGGCGTAAAGGCTTCTCGATGCATCGTGGCTATGTACGCCTCAGCATGGGGCGAAATAAAGACATCTATGAGCATAGATTCGTCATGGAGAAGCATCTAGGACGCGCATTATTACCATTCGAGAACGTGCACCACATCAACGGCATAAAAACTGACAACAGAATTGAAAATTTGGAACTGTGGTCGACGTCTCAACCATGTGGCCAGCGCGTCAAAGATAAGATCAAGTGGGCCGAAGAACTCCTGGCCCTCTACAAACCGCAAATGAAACTATTCGCATGAGCGCTTTCACCGAACAACAAATCGATCAACTTTGGCCGGCGGCGCGCGCCGAATTGCTTTCGCTGGCGGTTCTTCTGAACGCCGGGCCTGGAAAATTTCAAGCCTCGCAGCTCTGCATGGCAATCCAAATGGCCGACAAATCGTACAAGCGACACAAGAAAAAACATCCTGCCCCTGAAAACAAGATGATGCGCCCCGCTCCGGAAAACAAAAAACGTGCTTGATCCCATCCAACTCGGCATCACGTCGCTCACCGGTGATCCCTACGACATCGGCCTGATCCGCGCCCACTGCCATGTGGATGAACAACCCGGGACGCTGCAGGACACTCTGCTTTTGCTGTATATGCAGTCGGCGATCGCCTGGGCGGAAGGCGAGATGCACCGCACGATCTTTTCGCGTTCGCATCAATGGGTGCTGCGGCACTTTCCTTTTGATTGGTTGCCGGTGATCCGACTGCCGCGGGGTAAAACGCAGTCCGTGGAAAGCATCCAATATTGGAACAATGCGATCTTGATGACGCTTCTCGGGCCGGATGCGAGCCCGCCAGGGACCGATTTCCAGCAATCAATAATTGGCGACGATGGTGGCGAGCTCTTGCCGCCGATTAGCGGAGCCTGGCCGAATTCTGATTTGAACGTGCCGGCTCCGGTCACCATCAACTTCACGGCAGGCTGGGGAACGTCTCAGGTTCCGGCCGACATCACGCAGGCTCTAATGTTCTACGTCTCCGATTGTATGGAAATGCGGGGAACGGCGGATGTTGAAAAGGGCAGTTATGCAGACATCCGGGCGAACAAGATTAGCGCGTACACGCTAAATCGCATCTATGGGCCTCCTGAAATCTGGCCGCCGGCGGGACCGCGATGGTAAAGATCAGCTTCGTTACCGGAACACGCAACCGTCCCGACGCATTCCGGCGGCTCGTCGACAATCTAAAATCGGTGACCGTTTCATGGGAATTGATCGTCGGGGATGCCAGCGACGAGCCTATCCAAACAGATAGTCTGCCGGCGAACGTGCTCGTGATTCCCGAACGACCGCGGCTCGGCATGGCGCGGGGCTACAACGTGGCTTTCGAGCGCGCCTCGGGTGAATGGGTGATTTGGTTGAACGATGACGCCACGCTCGATCCTGGCTGCGCAGAGCAGGCCATTCGCTTCATGGAGCAGCATCCGGAGATCGGTCTCGGGGCCATCTATTACAACGACAAAATGGCACGACGCGACTATCACGTCAATGTCTGTTGCTATGGGATGCTTTATGCCAATTTCGGCATCCTGAAGCGCGAATTCGGCAATCAGCTGGGTTGGTTCGATGCGGAATGCTGCCCGATGTATGGAAGCGACAACACGATCGCTTACCGGACGCTCCTCGCCAGCAAAGGCGTTGCCGGAATCCCCAGCGCGCGCATCACGCATCATTCCGAGGACGACGACTGCCGGCGGCAGAACAATTACGGCCGTGAACAGGATTCCTACACGCTAAAAGGCAAATACGGCCCGCTCCTGCCCCAAATGAAGCAGGTCTACGAAGAGAAAGGAAATATATGCAAACAGATGGCATGATTTGCCCGAGCTGCAAGGGCAGCGGCGTCCGCGATGGAATGACTTGTGCCAGTTGCCAGGGTGAAGGTATGGTTCCTGTATCTAAGACAAGGCAGGCCGGCTCTCGGTGAAAGTCCACATGGGCAGCGGGTCAGTCTATCTGAAGGACTGGCTCAACGTGGACGTTCCGGACAGGAACACGTTTCTGGCCGATGAACGTCCGGACCTGGTCGACCGCTGGAGCACCACGGAAGCCGATTATTACGCTCGGCATGCCGACAAAACGCAAGATGCGCTCAGATCCGGGCCGCTGAATCAGGAGTATGTCTGTGACGTTTATGGAAGCTTCCTAAACCTGCCGCCATTGCAAGAACCGGTGGACGAACTTTTAGCACGTCAGGTCTGGGAGCACATGTCCATTACGGAAGCGCGCGCGGCTCTAACGGAGCTCTATCAGGCGATTCGGCCTGGTGGAATCCTCCGCATTGATGTCCCTGACCATGAGAAAACACTCGAACTCTATGCGGCAACTCGCGACCCGTTCTATGTTCGGCATCTGCTTGGACCGCGGCGGAATGATTATGGGTTCCATTTAATGAGTTATACCCCTTGTCGACTCGCCGCACTGGTCGAAGAAAAGGGATTCTTCCGCTGCGTGGGAAGTGAGGAAAATCTGCATTTCTACCCGGCATTTTGTCTGAGGTTTGAGCGTCAATAATGGATCTTGCACCGAGAGAATATGTTGAACTTCCGGAGATGCCGGAGCATTGGCGTGTCCTGGACATTGGGCCAGGCCAATATCCGTTAAAGCGCGCGAATGTCTTCCTGGACCGCAATCGCGAGAACCTGAAGCCGATGCAGGCTGAGGGAATAGAGACCATTGCGGAAAATCTGGAAGAAGGGCTGCCGATGATACCGGACAAATCGTTCGATTATGTCTGGTGCTCACATGTGCTCGAGCATGTGCAGGATCCTGCAGCCTGCGCAGCGACAATCAGCCGTATCGGGAAGGCCGGCACGATGGTTGTACCGAGCGCGATCAAGGAAAGCATCTTTAATTTTGAAGAGGCCGAGCATCAATGGTTGGTCCTTCCGCATCCGAGCGATGGAGAGCCGCCGATTTTCGTCCGGCATAACCGAAATTTTATCCGCAAAATTATTGATAAAGACGTTCAGAAGTCGATGTGCTTTCTATACCGAACAGGGAGCAATCACGATTGCACCGTTGAACAATATTTGCGGACATGGTTTGCGAATCGAGAGCGCGATCTTGATATCGTCGTGCACTGGCAAGGGGAACTGAAGTTTCAGGTGATCGGGTGAAGATAAATATTTTCGATACCTATTACCCGCAGTTTATCGAATCCTGGAGCTTCGACCGGGGCGCCGATGCGGCTTTAGAACTGCAGCGCTTGCTGGACTTTTCTTTCGGCACTTTCGATGCCTATGGCAGGAATTTGCGCCATCTCGGATGGAACGTTCGCGACATAGTACTGAATGCCAATCTTCAGCACGATGTCATCGCTGATCCAGATGTGGTTTTCATGCAGGATCTGTCCATCAATCCGCCATTCCGCGGGCGGATCCTCGCCGGCCAATGCTCCTGTCCCATGCCGGACGAGCGGATGCTCCGCGGCTATGACGTGATCTTTTCCTCATTCCCACACTACATCGACCGTTTCGAACGCATGGGAATTAAGGCCGTTTATAACCCGTTGGCCTTCGATCCGATCGTGCTCGAGCGCATTCAAAAGACCGGATGTCTTCCATTTGTGCGCGATCTGGATTGCGTCTTTGTCGGCGGTGTCGGCAATCCATCGCACTGGCGGGCCGGCCTGGAGACACTGGAGGCCGTCGCTGCAGCCATTCCGACCTTCAAATGGTGGGGGTACGGCGTTGAGACGCTGAACACAAACAGCCCGCTGCGGGCCACATATCAGGGCGAAGCCTGGGGCCTCGATATGTACCGGCTTTTGTTGCGCTCCAAAATCGTACTGAACCGGCACGGCGAGGTCGCCCAGGGAATGACCAATAACATGCGCACTTTCGAGGCGACAGGCTGCGGTGCGCTGCTGCTGACCGAGCGAAGCCTGAACCTAAGCCAGTTCTTCACTCAGTCGGAGGCTGCGGCTTACGGATCACCGGAAGAGGCCGTGCAGCTCATTAGACATTATCTGGAAAATGATGAGATGCGCGCAGCGATCGCCAGGAACGGCCAGAGACGAACGATGTCCGATCATACATATTTGCATCGGATGAAAACAGTGTCCGACACGCTTCTGGAGATGTTGGCGGCATGAGTTCGGTGAATTACAGCGAATTAACGCCCGGTCAGATTGCATCGGTGGCCGCTCAGTGCGCAGGGGCGTGGCAGGATCCACAAATCCCGAGCCGCCAATCCGAAGTCGCACTTCCAGAAATTGAAAAATTTCGAAATGGCCAGCCGGTGGCACCCTTCGATGCATTTATTCGATGCTGGAACAAGATACCGCCAGCCGGTGCGGCGGATCCCAAACGATTTAAATGGAATGTTCTCGATGTGGGAGCCTCGGCAGGCTATTACCGGGAAGTTCTCAGAATCGCTGGCGCGAAATTCATTTATAAGGGGATCGATTTCTCTCCAGAATTCATCACATTTGCCCAGCAGGTCTACCCTGGCATTGATATCGAATTGGGCGATGCAATTGCGTTGAAGTTCGAAAACGATGAATTCGGTGTCGTCTTAAGCAGTGGATGTGTGATGCATGTGGCTGAATATGAGAAGGCGATCCGGGAAGCCGCTCGCGTCGCGCGCCAATATGTCATTTTCAACAGGACGCCAATCACGGACGGGCCGACCCGGTACTTTTGTAAAGAGGCGTATGGCGTCCAGTGTTTGGAAATCTGGTTCAATGAAGCAGACTTAATTCGGATCTGCGCTGATGCCGGGCTGCGTTTGGTCTATTCGACCGATGTTTTCCATGATTCGATATCCTGGCACCGTTCTTACCTGCTCGAAAAGTATCCAATTGAGCCTTACGCGAGCAATCCGAACGTATGAGACATTACGCCACACTTTTCGATTCCGGATATCTCGCCAAGGGCCTCGTGATGTACGAATCGCTACTAAAGCATTCAAGCGAACCCTTCACGTTGCATGTTCTGGCATTGGATGAACGGACTGCCGAAGCGATGCAAGATTGTCCTGGAACCGAGATTTACTGCCGCGACAGCGTTGAAAAAGAGCTAGATCTGGCCGAGGTTAAAGCGAATCGAACCTGGCAGGAATATTGCTGGACCTTAGCCTCCGTCTTCAGCGAATACATCTTGCGAAGGCTAACTGTCCATCCCGACAATGCCGTTACCTATCTGGACGCGGATCTTATGTTCTTTGGCGATCCGAGGGCCATCTTCGACGAAATACCCTATCGTGCCCTTGGGTCGATTGCGGTGATTCCGCATCGGTTCATTCCCTCGAAGCGACATCTTGAGGTGAATGGTAGGTTCAACGTCTCATGGGTGACCTTCAGCGGGGCTCAGGGTTATTGGTGTGTCCAGCGATGGGCGGAGCAATGCCGCAAACGCTGCTCTGCAAATGTCGGCTGCGGGGACCAGGCCTATTTGGATGAGTGGCCAGGAATGTTTCAAGACAGCTTGCATGTCATTCAGAACGTCGGTGCCGGCTTGGCCCCATGGAATCTTGCCAATTACCAGTTATCTGAAGGCCACGCGGAAGGTGTTCCGTTTGTCTTCTTCCACGCACATGAGTTCATAGACGGCGTCCAGTTAACCAATTACGAATTGCGACCGCAGGACATTGAATTTATTTATAAGCCTTATCTGAAAGCCTATCAGGAAGCGAAAGAGAAAATTGCGTCAATACATCTACTCGCCCGCTGAAGCGGGAGTCCCGCACTGGCCGGACGGCACTCTCCGGTTTAACCAGGTGGAAGTCACGCAAAACCCGGACGAGGCGGATCTCTTCGTCTGCCCGGGAACGCTTCAGCTTTTCGGCAGTCGCGAAGCGCTTTGCCGCTTCCCCCATTTCGCCGGACGCGAGAATCGCCACGTCTTCTTCTGCATCGATGAAAGCACGGTGCAGTATGACAGCCAGGCTCTCTTGATCCGATGCAACCTGAAAACGCACATGCTGTCCAGGGATCCGAATAGCATTTCCTTTCCGTGGCCGGTCGAGAATTATACGGAATGCATTGATCTGCCGGAAGGCGGGTTTAAATACGATGTCAGTTTCCACGGTTGGCTGAACTATTCGACGCGCATCGAGTCATCTGGCTCATGTTTGGAGCGTCCGGATTTGAAATGCGATATGGCGCGGTATCCAGATTTCACTGGGGCAATTTACAGCTTGCCGGAAGGCGTGCGTCGGCGCGCAGAGTTTCGCCGCAGTATGCGCGAAAGTCGCCTGGCGCTTTGCCCTGAATCCATCCCTGGAGACTTCCCATATCGGTTTTTTGAGGCAATGAGCGCAGCTCGAGTTCCCGTTCTCGTCGGGGCCGATCAGGTTTTCCCGTTCGCTGATGAGATTCCCTATTCGGAATTCGCTTTACACATCAACCCGGGCGAGGCCTCGCGGGTCGGTATCTATATCGCGCAATACTTGAAGGAAACGCCAGATGAGGAAATTATCCGCCGCGGGAAGGTCGCGCGCTCCTGGTGGGAAAAGCTGCTTAATCGTGATATCTGGCAAGAATCGATGCTTCATGCAGTGAAAAAGAAGTTCGATCAATTCGGCTATTCCTATTGATGAGTCACCAATTTAAAGAGAATACCGTCATTAGCTACGGTAAGAATTTCGGTATCGAAGTACTCATCGAAACCGGCACATGGCACGGCCAAATGGTCGAGGCCGTCAAGGAGCATTTCAGGCAGGTTTATTCCATCGAATTGGATGAATCCTTTGCTGCCGAGAATCGATCCAGATTCCAGGAAGATCAAAGCGTTCGCATTCTATGCGGTGATAGCGGCATGGCTCTTCCTAAACTACTCCGCGCAGAGAAGCGACCAGCAGTTTTCTTTCTTGATGCTCATTATTCGGGGATTGGAACGAGCCGTGGCGACAAAGACACTCCAATCCTGGAAGAATTGAAGGCTATTTTTGCGGCAAAAGCTCAAGTTAATGGAATTGTTCTAATCGATGACGCGCACGTTTACTCCGGAGTAGGAGACTGGCCGCACATCGATATATTGCGAGAGATGGCCGGCGCGCGCAAATTCGAAATCGAGCAGGACATCATTCGGATTACTCCATGAAACTGGTCGTCATTTCCTGCTGGAAATACCGGGATGCCTGGAAGCCGTTCTTTCGGCTGCTCGAGCATTTCTGGCCGGATTGTCCATACGACAAATATTTAGTCACGGATCAAGTCGGGAATGAACCGGATATTCCTGGAGTTAGGCGCGCTTACAGCAACACCGGTGGCTGGTGCGATACGCTTAAAATGTTCGTCAATACGGCGATTAATCCCGACGAACCGATCCTGATGTTCCAGGAAGACTTCTTCTTAACGGAAACCATTCGGACGTGGATTATTCAGCGGGCACTTCTGGAGTTCAGGCGATTGAACGCCGGATGTGTGCGTCTTTATCCGATGCCTGGGGCTGATGGTGAATACGGCAACTCGGAATTCGGCTGCATTCCGGCCGGAACGCCTTATCGGATTTCCTGTCAGGCTGCGATCTGGGATCCGCAATATCTGGCGAACATCTGCGAAGTCGGCGGCATGGCGATGCATTTCGAGATCAACGGTTCAAATTTCAGCAATACGCTTCCTCAGCCGGTCCTTGGCTGGAAGCGCGACGTTAAGCCGTGGCCGCTCGAATATATCTGCAGCGCGATCTCGGCTGGCCGCTGGGATCCGAATGCGAAGAAGCTTTGCGACTCTCTGGGTATCGAGGCGGATTTCTCTATGAGGGCATTCGCCTGAAACTCGTTTCTGCGATTATGCCCACGCGGGGACGCCGTGAATGGGCGCAGTCTGCGCTGGATTGCTTTCTGCGGCAATCCTATCCCCTGAAAGAACTGGTAATTATTGATGATTTGGCCGACCCCTCTTTTAAGTCTCCGGGGCTCGGTATCGAATACTGGTTGAGTCAGTCGCGGAATATCGGCTGGAAGCGTAATGAAGCCTGCCGAATGGCCACCGGCGAAATCATCATGCACTGGGATAGCGATGACTGGAGCAATTCGGACCGAATGGCGGAACAGGTCGCATTCCTGGAGGCATCCGGCAAGCAGGTTACGGGATACAGCACGCTTTTGTTTCACGAGGGAAACACGGGTAAATGGGGCCGTTACCTCGGTGACCGACACTATTCCCTCGGAACCTCACTCTGTTATTTCAAGAGCTGGTGGGAACGACATCCTTTCAATGAAGCCGTGACCGTCGGTGAAGATAACCAGTTCGTCTCCGATGCTGTGAATGAGGGCGCGTTTATCTCACAAGAAGGCCGCGGGATGATGGTGGCGCGCGTCCACTCCGACAATACGAGTCCGAAAGACATGGGTAACTTTACCGGCACCGTTACGCCGGCAGACATTCCAGTAGGCTTTACGGCGTGAGAGCCGGGCAATTGCGAGACGTCGCCACACTTCAAACGCGAACAGTCACCGGTGACGATCAAGCCGGACACGCGATTACCTGGGGCAGTGATGCACAGATTCAATGCAACTTCCAGAAGCTTACGGAAATGTCCGCGCGGATCATCACGCGATTCTTCCAGTCGGTCTATCTCAACAAAGAGAATTACCGGCTTCTGGCGGACGGGAAAATCTGGGTCTTGACCGCTGCGATTCCGGACGGTCGAAGGACCATGCTAACCATTGACTGCGATCTCGGAGAACTCGTCGAAGTAACGACCATCACTTCTACCGAGAAGCAGTATATCGACGGAGTTCCGGAAGCTAGACCGCCGGACGATTAGTCCAATTTAGCCACCATCAAACCGTTAACCCGGCCGCCAACCTTGGCGGCTTTTTTATTGGAGTAAGCCAGAATGGCGACATCTTCATATTTAGCGTCTCAGACTCTATTCCAGATGGGGGATGGGGCATCGCCCGAGAACTTCATCACAATAGGTGAAGTAAAGGCTGCTCCTCCAATATCCGTACAGAAGGACCTCGTGGAAGTAACGCACATGACTTCCACGGCCAAGGAATACCTCGGCGGCTTGTCGGACGGGCAGAGGTTTTCGGTTACATGTAACCACATTCCAAACGATGCAAAGCAGGTTGCACTTGTCGCCGCGGCGAAAACGACGTCCACGGCGAAGAATTTCAGATACGTACTTCCCGCAACGGCCGCCGGCGGAAGTAAATATTCTGGATTCGCGGCCGTCGTTATGGGTTTTGCATTAAAGGAAGCGAGCCCAAATTCGGCAGCAGAAATCACGTTCGACCTCAAGATCAGCGGTGCAGTCGGAGATTGGACATAAAGGGAGATTAAGGCAGTGCTTGATAAGTCTGAGAAGTTCGCAAAAAAGCGCAAAAGATCCAATGTCGAAGTCCCAGATATGGGGACCGTCACCATTCAAGAACTCAGCGTTGTGCAATTGGAAAAGATCGGTAAGGGTGAGGCTGGACTGCCGCAGCAACTCGCCTGGTCTATCGTCGATGAGAACGGCAGTCAGATCTATTCGTCGAAGGAAGATCTTGAAAATCTGGCAGAAATGCCAGCCCGTATCAGCCGTCTGATTTTCAACGAAGTCAATAAGTTGAACGGCTGGACAACTGAAGGACAAGAAGAAACCCTAAAAAACTAATGGGCCAGCCGGAACGGCGGTTCCGGATTCGGCTGGCCGGGTTCCTCGGTAAGTTTCCGCATGAAATCGACGAAATGCCATCCTCGGAATTTCTCGAATGCATGATCTATGAACAGATCGAGCCGTTCGGGGCCATGGGCGAGCATTTTCATGCCGGGACGGTCGCATCAACATTGATCAATTTAAAACTCAAGCCGGGATCTGAGCCAATCACGGCCGATAAATTTATTCGGAAATGGGACGAGAAACCGGAGGATCGTCCGCCATCGCCTGAAGAGTTTATGCAGTGGTGGGGCACGATCATGGTCGCCCAGAATTCCAGTATTCCTAAAGCCTGATGTTCAAAATCGAAATCCCAACCGTCATCGACTTTGCCGCGATAACGAAAAGCTATATCAAGGCGAATGACGCAGCCATTACCGCTGCGGCGGCTGCCGGCGTTATGCCTCTGCGTGCGGCGCAGCCCGTGAAAACTGGAAAAATGGCCAGCGAAGTCGGGATTAAGTTTTTCAGACAGAAAAATAAATTGCTCGGCGCTTCGCTCAAAGTGATCGGTGATCGACATTTCGTATCGGTGATTCTTGAGAATGGAACCCATGACGGCAGGATCAAGGCGCGCCATACCTTCGAGCGTGCGGAAGCCTCCATCGACGGTCTCATCCAGGCAACCTATGAGCGCACCTTCTTTCAATCATTAGAGGCGCAGAGTGGCAAGTAGGACTGTCGAGATCATTCTTAAGGCCAGTGACCAGTTCACTGACCAGACGAAGAAGGCTCAGGCGCAATTTGCCGCCATGAAGATTGCGGCCGACGATTTCAATAAGTCGGTCTCGAAACTTCAGAATCTGCACCCGGGATTGAGTGCGGATGAGGCTAAGAGTGCAGCCGAAGCGCTGAATCGGATGAAGGATGCATCCGAGGCGAGCGGTAAAGGTTTTGCGAATGCGAGCCTCGCTGCCCGCGGCTTAGGTCAGGAACTGGGCATCACACTTCCTCGCGCGGTAACGTCGTTCCTGGCTCAGACGAAATTGATCGGTCCCGCATTGTCCGGCGCGTTCGGCGTGATTGCCATTGTTGGGCTGGTCGAAGTACTCGGCCAGATCCCAGCAGCATATGAAAAGATCTCCGGTGCCATTACCGGATGGGATACCAAAGCCAAAGAGGCTTACGGGCATTTCCTGGAAGAGAACAAGAAAGCCTATGATGATCTTGTCAAATTCCAAGCGAAATTGTCCGAGATCGGCGGCGGTCCATCGGCCGGAAATCAGGTATCACTGAATGCCGCCCAGTCTCAATTAGCCAGCCTGGCGACTCGCGAGACGGCACTCCGGAATGCGGCAAATAGGATCCGCACCGGGCCTATCTATGAGCGCCAACCGAATGGAACCGACACGCTGGCGCCAACGACGTTCGAAGGCATGTCTCCGAACGAACTGGAAGCAGAGGCGGACCGGATTAATAAACTTCGCCTTGAATCCGCCACGAAGGTTCTGGAACTCCAACGGCAAGGCGCGGTTATCGATGCGGAAAGTGCGCAGAGCGTCGGCGATGAATTGATCAAGCAGCGCGAAGAATACAAGAAGTTCTTCGCGAATCAGTTAGAGCCTTTCAAAAATCAAACATTCTCGGTATCCGTGGACACGCACGACTTCCGGGATGCGGTCATCAAAGACTGGAAAGACATCCTTGAAGCGGAGCAGAAGGGCGGCGATGCATATCTCGAATATCAGGACTATTTCGCCAAGCAGCTTGAAGAATTCCGAATCAAGCCGATCGGCGCCACGGCCGATATCGAAGCAGGTGTAAAGGCAGGCGATGAGAATGCGAAAAAAATCATCAAGGCATCGGAGGAAGCTCAAAAACAGCAAAAGGAATTCGTTAAAACCTTCCAGGAGGGAATCGGTCGCGCCTGGGATGACTTCCGACAGAAGGGATTCGGCGCATTCGCCGACCTGGCCAACTATATCGCGAAGCGGTTCACGGAAGGGCTTCTCACGAACATCCTGTTCGGATCAGGCGGCGGAACTGGGATCGCTGCCAGCCTGGGCAGCATCGGTATCGGAGGCGGTTCGGGTGGCGGCCTGCTCAGCGGCATTATCGGCAAGCTTGGCATCAACAATGGGCCGCTCTCCGAAGTTGTGCCAGGCCAGGGCGGCGGCGGTATCCTCGGCAGCCTGTTCGGCGGTGGAATCAGCGGCCTGTTTACGAATAACAGCGCAGCAGCGAACGCAGCCGGTGGAACGCTGGGCCTGGGGGTTCCTGGTGCGGGCCCTGGCATTTCGGGCGGAATCAGCGGGGTGCTGGGTTTGAACGGCGGTGCCGGGCTGCTTGGCCTCGGCGCAGCCACGCTGCCCGTAATTGGTGCCGTCGGAGGCATGCTCGCGATTGCGATTGCGTCCTTCTTCGGCAATCACCGAAACGCGCCTTTCACGCGGGATCCTAACGAGATTACTAGGACTCGCGAGTACCTGTTTTACAGCGCCACGCAAAATATCGCTGATGCGGCGAAAGACATTGCGAACATGTCCCACACTTTCGGCACGATGCCTCCCGGCCAAGTGGTTAAAAACGGGTTGCCGGTTGCGCTCGCTTCTTCCAACCAGTTCCGCCGGCAGGTGAACTCCGTTCTTCAGCAAGACTTTTAATGACCGTCGCCGTCTGGCCGATCAATCCTCAGTTCACGATGCCGATGACGAAAACATTCGCAACTTTCGTTGCGGACTTCGGCGACGGATATGAGCAGCGCGGTGGGAAGAACATCGCTTATTCCCACGCCAACGGCCAGGGCGCCGTTGCATCCAACAAGGGGCGATGGGGATTCCAGATCCAGTTGAACGGCATCGACTATCTGAATGGCGACATTACGAAAGAAACGAACATTCTGTGGAAGTTCGTCACGGATCGGCTGGGGCTATTCGAGGCATTCTATTTTTACAATCCGGTTGAGGCATCCATCGATTTAACCGGGAGTTCGGCGATCGGCCGTTACCTCGTGCGGCTCAAAGACCCAGCAGTTTCCCTGGAGGCGTTCGCTCTGAAATTGCACCGGGGCCAGATCGCTCTGATTGAGGTGAGAACTTAAATGAAGAAATTCCTGGCGCTCTTTTGCGCGTTTCTGGTGGCCGCTCCAGATATGGCGTTGGCCACGACGCTCTATGCCTCCGCCTCTGGTAGCGGCACGACCTGTTCCACCGGCAGTCCGTGCAGCGTGAATCAGCTTGTCGCCGGAACGAGCGGAAACACGCTCGGGCCAGACGATATCGGAATCCTGGCGAACGGCACCTATACCGGCGTAAATGGAATGATCGTCCCAGCGTCTGGCCGCGCGGGATCTTCCGGCCATCCGATCACACTGCAAGCGGAAACAGATGGTGGGGTTCTGATCGACGGTCAGACGTTGCGGATTCCAATTCGCTTAGCCACAGGAAATTCCTGGTGGGTGATCACTGGTATTAACGCCGCGCATGCTGACGCTGGAAGCAATGTTGTAGACCTTGACGTTGGGGCAACGCACAACATTGTTCGTAGGACGATTGGGTGGGATGCAGGTGATAGACATGCTGTCTTCAATTCTTCAGACGCCAACAACCTGTTTGAAGATGTAGCTGGTTTTGGGCAGGGTCGCAAGACCTTTGGCAACTCGCAAGGTAGTGACGGCGTCATCTACCGCAGAGCGTTTGGAATTTGGAATAAATCAACTGGAGACGTAGGACCATCCGAAACATTTTCCAATACGTACAACAGCCACAATGGTCTTTATGAAAATGTTATCGGCACAATCGATCCAGACCCTGGCGTCTCAGTGGCGAATGGGATGTACGGTGTGTTCATCTTTGAGCGGATGAACGATTTGTATGACGGCACCTACGCCTCTGTTTGTGCCGGAAGCGCGAAATATTTAGGGTCCATCGCATATGTAACCGCGGCCGAGACACCAATCATCACGACTGACCCGATGAATGTTAACAATAGCTTGGGTCTGCTCCAAGGGGGATTGGCTCTCACCTGCATTCATTATAAAGATGTTGTAGCCTACGCCGATCAAGCGGTGATGACAGCCAGCAATGCTACCTTGAGTGGAATCTACAGTGGCCCTGCGATGTCCGGTGACCATACATTTGACAAGGTGACTGAGATCCGAACTGCTGGTACTCGCCGTCTTGTTGATACAGACTGGCAAGTTACGAATTCAGAGCAGATCGCTTCCGTGGCCGCAGCAGACAATATCTGGAATGGTACAGGAGGAACTGGGGCGAGAGTCTGCTACCAATATGTCGATGGCACTTTAACCACGACTCCGCTGTGGCCATGGCCGATGAACCAGCGAATCATCGACGCTATGACAACCGCAAGCCGAACACCAATTGATGTCACAGCCACGATGGAATCAATCTTTGGCACTATCCCGCCGGACTGCATTGGTGCCTCACCGGATGGCTCCATCGTCCGGATTGTAATGAGCATCGCTAGGAGGCGGCATTGAAACGATTACTTTCGATCTTTGTTTTACTCGCGCTCGCTTCACCTGTTTTCGGACAGTGCATCCTGAAGCAATCAACGGCAACTCAGGAGATCAGCATCGGGCCATTCCTCGATACGACGACCGGCAATACCGAGCAGACCGGGCTAACGATTGCGAATACGGACGTCCGGCTTAAGAAGGGCTCCGCAGATTGGGCCTCGAAGAACAGCGGTGGAGCAACAGCGGAAGAACACGGCAACTACCGAATCACCCTGGATGCGACAGACACGAACACGGTCGGGATTCTCGAAATCTATGTGCATCCGGCAACGTCCTTAGCGGTCTTCCGAACGTGCTATGTCGTCACGTCGGCTGCATATACGGCCTTCTATGATTCCTCTGCGCCTGGCTATGTTCCCAATGCTCCAGTGAATGTCGCGCAGTTCGGCGGCTCGAATGGCACATTTTCAAGCGGCAGACCGAGCGTTGACGTGAACAGCCTCGCCAGTAATTCGATTACAGCTGGGGTAATTGCTGATGCTGCCATCGACCGTGCGACATTCGCAGCAGATACTGGGCTCGCTCCGATCCGGTCGAATACCGCGCAGGCCGGCGCTTCGACAACGATTACGCTCGATGCTTCAGCCTCGGCCACGAATAGCTTTTACAACAACGATCTTGTTTTGATCACGGGCGGGACGGGGGCAGGGCAGGCGAGGTTTGTCACAGCCTACGTCGGCAGCACCAAGGTCGCAACGGTGGCGACCTGGGCAACGAATCCAGACAATACCAGCACCTTCGCAATCCTTCCATTTGATTCTGTCCCAGGTGGGACGGCTCCGACAGCGGCACAGATATCAACGGCAGTCTGGCAGGACATTATTGCAACGAGCGATTTCACAACGGCCGGAAGTATTGGAAAGCGTCTGGCGGATGACGTTGACGCGCAGATTTCGACGCGGTTCCCAACTTCTTCCGCTCCGACAAACTTCTCCTCTTTGGGAATTTCGGCCGCGGGCAAGATCAACGAAGTTGTCACCTATACCGGAAACACGCCACAGACTGGCGATTCTTATGCACGGCTCGGGGCTCCGGCAGGTGCCTCCATGAGTGCTGACGTTGCCGCAGTAAATGCGAAGACGACAAACCTCCCATCTTCCCCGGCCGCTGTTGGGAGCGCCATGGCCTTGACGAGCGGTGAGCGCAATAGCACGGCGGATGCACTCCTGGACCGGGCGAACGCGATTGAATCGAGCGTTACGTTGCGTCAAGCCGCACGCCTTTTCGTGTCCGCACTCGGAGGTAAAACGACGGGATCCGGCACCAGCACGCTGACGTTCCGGGATACGAACGACACGAAAGACGTGATCGTCTGCACCATCAGTTCCGGTAATCGGACAGCCTGCACGCTGAATCTCAACTAAATGAGTAAGTCGCTTCCCGGGGCACCGGGCGGCTATTTCCCCGCTGGTTACGTTCCGGATAGTGGGACTGTCCCAGCTCCGCCGACACCGCAACCGACACCAAAGCCCAAACCAAAACCGAGACCGAGACCGAGACGTATCCGTAGATGAGCAGTTTTTTCCCTGGAGCCCCTGAAGGATTCTTTCCTGCTGGCCCAACAAGTGACGGCGGTTTCTTCCCGAGCGGTCCGATGGGCGGCGGTGGACTCTATCCCGTCTGGCCGATCCGTCCACAACTGACACTGCATATCCAGAAGAATTTCGCGTCCATTGTCGATGACCTTGGCGATGGATTCGAATTTCGAAAGAACAATAACGAATCCTATTTGCATGCAGATGGCCAGGGCGGAGTTACTTCGCATAAAGGGCAATGGGAATTTCAGGTTCAAATCAATGCGATCGATCAGGCGGACGTGAACACCTTATGGGCATTTATCATCGACCGCGGCGGAAACCTGCAGCCTTTCTACTTTTATAATCCGCTAGAATCGGCAATTGATTTGACCGGCGCGTCAGAAACAGGGCGTTACTTGGTTCGCCTAAAAGATCCGATGGCGTCGCTGGAAGCGTTCGCTTTGAAGTTGCACCGCGGGCAATTTGCACTCATCGAGGTTCACGGCTAATGCAGGGAAAATGGCCGCGCATAAGGCTAATTGATTTCATGCGTGATCTTCTTGGAATGCCTCTATCGAAGCGAGAAAGGGCACGTCTTTGCAAGATCCTTGAGATCTGCGGGAGTTACCCGCCATTGCCGAGACCGATTCCTCCGCATCCTGCCCCTCCGCGACCTATCCCGCCAGAGCCAAGGCGATTCAGGAAAGGCGGTTAAATGCCACGCGGGCTAGATAGCGCGATTCTTGACGAATTCGCAAGTACAACGTTCGGCCTTCCGATTTATTGTGTACGGATCACTCGGAAGGACGCCAGCAAGCTGCGCTGGGCGGAACGTAGCATCACTTTCGATGACGGCGCTGCGCCGACGAGTCCGATCACGACGCATGCTTATGAGGCGCGGCTAAAGTCTCTTTCTGGCTTAGACGTGGCACCTGACCAGGCCGGCCCGATCACCATCGTCGTCTCGAATGTCGATGGGGCGGTGACCACCCTGGATCGGGACGTTACGTTCAGGGGGGCATTATTCGAGGTTCTGGCCTATCTGCCGAATATCGATCGCTTCGTCAAAGTCTGGTCAGGATGGGGCGATGAAGTGTCGGAAATCAGCCATGAAACGGCCACGCTGATTGCCTATCCGACGATTTTTATCCCGAATATCCAGGTCCCGAAGCGAAGCATCGGCCTGCCATGCTCAAACGTTTTCGGCAACACGGCAAACTGGAATAGCGCTCTCGACTTCGAAGGCTCCGAATGTCCGTATCAGCGCGTGAGCACGATTGGATTCTTTTGCGGACTAGTCGGTGACATCGACGATTCCGTAACATCGATTACGGTCTATTGGGGCACGACGGCGCCGGGCATGGGGGCAAAGTTCCAGAAGAATGATCGAATCAAGTTGCTCAACGAGATCATGCTCATTACGGAACAGCCGGCGGATCCGGATGGCGGTTTCATGCAGACATTGACGGTGCAGCGCGGGTATATGGATACGGTTGCCGCGTCTCACACCGACAACACGCCGACGTATTTCAACAATTGCGGGTTCGCCGTGGCGGATTGCACGCGGCGCGGCATGTACGGCAATAACACCGCGGACAGCTATACTGTGTGATTTTTATTCGTCGAACCGAATCGGGTCGACGCTCGTGATTTTCTTATCTCCGGACCAGAGCGTGGCGCCCAATATTAGCTTCGGGAGCCCGCGCAGCATTGGTTCTTCGTCTTCAGCCGAAGTGCAATCTATCCAATCATATTCGCGCCGCAGCTCATCGGTAAGTTCAGAAGCCTTAATGACCGCTTTAATGACCATGGCAGGAAAATCTTAGCCTAGAAGTGACTGTAAAGTACCGGAATTATTTCAGCGGTTTTTCCTTTTTGACGGGGACGCAGTATGGGCATTTTCGCTCCAAAGAGGGCGAAAGGGCTAGGCCTCTACACCTCGCGTTCTCAGGAAACGATTCCGCCTATGACCGCACGATTCCCATCGTGTACGGACGGGCTCGCGTGGCTGACCCTATCCTGCTTATTGCGAAACCTGAAGGCGATTTCCTGACGACGCTCTGGGCGGTCTGCGAAGGGGTTCTGGCAGCGAATCCGGCAGACAACACACAAAGCGGGTCCGGCTACAATCCCAATTACGCTTATTCAGCAGTCTTAGATGCCTCGGGAAACCGCGTCGAGAAAATTTTCGTTAACGGGGAATCGCGCCACGATCCGCGGCCCGGGTTCGGCATCGAGGTCTCAAATGGCGATCAGGACCGCGGCGAGCCAATTGCGGCATTCTTTCCGACAGATCCGACCGATTTCATAACCAATCATCTCGGATATTGGGGAACGGCCAGGGTCACTTTCCGGATCAACACCAAAAGCAACCCGTCTGTCGATTTGACGGGCGGCCAGGTCAGCGGCTCCTTCGAGATCCAGTTTGGCCGGATCCATCGCGTCTATTCCGATGCGACCACGTTCGTTCTGCGCGCCACAGACGACGGCGTTAACGTGGGCGCCAATCCGTCCTTCGTGCAGATGGATTTGCTCGCAAGCAAGAGAGCCGGCGCTGGGCTCGATTACTCCCGGCTGAATATCCAATCATTCGTGGACTTCGCAGCCTATTGCAGCCAGACAGTCACGAACGTATTCGATGGAACGGACGTCAAGCGCTGGACGTTTAACGGCGTCATCGATCAAAGCAAGAGCCTGGCTGACTGGCTGCACGATATTGCGATCGGCTGTTATTCGCTTCCGCCCTATCCGGACAAAGACGGACTTCTCAAGATTCGTGCGCTCAAGGCGGAGGACACCTCGAGCGTGCCGTTGTTTTCCTCGAAAGTCGCCAGCACTCGCGGCCGGAATATCATCTGGGAAAACAACCATTCAAGCCTGGTTAAATCCCGCCGGCCGATCACCGAAGTCCCCAATGAAGTCCGGGTCTCCTTCGTCGACAAGTCCTATGATCCCCAGTACGTTGCTACGCTCATCAGCAACATCAATGCGACCAGCGACCCAGTCAGTTTTACGGTTCAGTGGAGCGCTGCAGCCATCGCCGCCGGAGTTCAGTTCGCCAAAGATGACAAGATCATTATCGATTCTGAGACGCTGTGGATTACGCTTGCGCCCAGTCTCCCAGACGGCTCTCACCATCAAACCTTACATTGCCAGCGTGCCTATAACGCAACCACAAAGGCGGCGCACGCCAACCCGGCCCGCGTCCAGTTTACAGGTCGAGCCTACGCCAAGATCGCCGTTGTCGTCGCCGACCGTGACGTGCAGGACGAATTTGGGCAGGTTCTTGGAGATCAGAGCCGGCAAGCCATTACCAAGAGCTATACCCTTCCAGGAACCACGACTGAAGATGAGGCGGCGCGCATTGGAACACTAATTCTGCGCGCTGGAGAATTCGGCCAAGGCGGACTCGACAATAACCTTACCGTCATCTTCAAGATTGGGTATCGAGACGCGGAAGACCTCGAAATCGGCGACATTATCGAAGTTGAGGACGATCTTCTCAGCCCGACCGATGACGAGCTTTTCTTTCGAATTATCAAAATTTCTCCAATGTCGGTTAGTCAGTCGGAGGTCGGCATTGCCTTCACCAGGGAAGTCACGTGTGTTCTTCATGACAACAACATCTATGACGACACTGCGTTCAGCGTCTTCGACTTCACGCGGATCAACGGTTCCGGGGCGAATGACGTTGCGCCACCACCGGTTACCGATTTCGGAGTCGCAGAAAACGGCATCTTTGACGCGAATAATAAACCGGTTACCACATTAGCCTTCGATTACACGGAGCCGAGCCCTTTAGGTAATTTCCGAAGCGTCATCATCTATCGGAGCACGGACGACGGGGCGGGGCTATTGAGCTCGCCGCCGACGGCCGGCAATCCTGTCGGAGACTGGCGCTACATTGTTGAAGTCCTGGAAAGCGGCCAGACGCTTCAATACCCGATCAGCGGCGAATATGAGTGGTTCTGCGCAGTCTCTCGCCCGGTCTTTGGGCACACTCCGGATATCGATACACAGCTCGCGGATGGATCGTTCAAATATCCGCGCGCGGCGGTCCTGGTCGATGGCGTCACGGATCTTCTTCCGGCGCCACTCTCGCCGTCCATCCAGGCTCTATCCTATGGCATCCAGTTAAAGTGGCTGCCTTACACTGGCAGCAATCTACCGCTCTATAAGACATTCCACATTTACCGGAACACGGTGAATGATTTCTCGACGGCGTCATTCCTGGCCAGTGACGATGGAACGCTGTTCGTCGATTCCACGGTTGATGCCTCAACGACTTACTATTACTGGATTGTCGGATTCTCGGTCCTGAATCAAGAAGGCTCGCCGACCATTGCCCTATCGACAACCACGTCGGCCGTCAGCGGGACGGATAGTGCGGTTCCGGATGCGCCAACCATCGCGGTCATCAACGATGAAATCGCAGGCTTCCACGCGAATATTTACAACTGGCTGGTCCTGATCAGTAAGCCGATCAGTGCGGCCAATTGGAATTCGATCAGCGCGACGATATTGCAGATTGCGACGGATTCGGGATTCACGGCCTTTCCTACCGGAGCCTCATTGGATGGCGCAACCACGGGAGCGGGAGGACTCTATTCCGGCGCACCACCGATCGATGTTCCATTTTCAACTGCGTTCCCGGGAACCTATTATATGCGCGCGAAGCTCCGCAATTCCTTCGGAGATAGCGCATGGTCCTCTCCGACGATCCATCGTTCGACAGACTACGAGGACAGCCTCGCTCTCGACGCGGATATTCCGGACGCTCCGGATGGACTTGCCGTCACAAAGAATTTGACACTGGGATCGCTTGGAGGCGCGCTTACCAAGAACGCTTTCAATGTCACTTTCCGCATACCCAAGACGAATACTCAGTCCTATTATGGTTATTCGATTTATATCCATAACAGTTCGACCTTGCCGGTGGCAACGACCCAATACAGTTCATTTGCCCATGCCTGCGTCACTGGATCACTGTCTGTTGGTTCAAACGTCCTTACAGTTGCCGGCGTTCCCGGTTTTACGGTAAACGCCTTTGCCGGCAAGTCGATTGTCGTCTTCAGTGCCTATCGCGGAGCGGTCCCGAGTTTCGATTACGAGGGACAACTCTTTGTTTTCGACATCCTGTCGAACACGATTGACACGATCACTTTTAACATTGCGACGGGCCTAGAAATTTACGCTTTGAGTGGGTTGGGTTTTTATGTGGTCAACAGTAATTCCGGTGACCATTTCTGGGAAAAACTAACGTTGACAACGCCACTGGAATTAGATCAGGCGGATTTATCGGTAGCGCAGGATCTCAGTACCACACGCACGGCGCTTTTCAATTCCGATATCGCAAATGTGTATGTCTGGGTGGCACTTTACAACCTTCACGGGCAAGGTCGCGTCACCGCGTCTCCTCCAACACTGGCATTTACCGGAACGCTTGGATTTTCCGTGGCTCGGCTGAAAATATCCGGATCCTCCGCACGGAACCCCTCTTTCTACAATCCTGCCGTTGAATCAACGACCATGCCAAAACGGCATATCCCGAGCGGGATTGCGGCGGGAGCAACCGTGCTTGGCCTGGCCGACACTCCAGCGCTCGATACGGAAAAGGTTTTCGTTGGCGCGCTCTATTACATCAAAGACACGGACTACACCATTTCCGGTTCAATCATCACTTTAATGTCGCCCCTGTCGGATGGGGACAAAGTTGAAGTTTGGTATTAATCTCAATGAAAAAACTCACGCTCTGTCTGTTCGCCGTTTTCGGACTGTGCCAGATCGCTGAAGCACAGACCATCCGCGCCAAGAACATCAACAATGATCGACGCTGCGATATGTTCGCAGGGGCAGATGCCTCGGCTAAGGTGATTGCCTGCGCGAATGATTTGCCAGCGACCGGCGGAAAGGCTGACGCAAATGGCATAACTGGCGCCGTGACATGGTCCTCCGATCCGTTTGTCGGTATCGGCTCGAGGCCGGTTGATTTCTGGTGCAACGCATCAACGATAACAATCATGGCGCCTGTCTTCATTCCGGAAACCGTCACTATCCATCCGGGAACGGGTTGCGTGTTTGATGGAGCATTCACTCTGACGATCAACGGAAAGATCGATAATCCGCACAACTCCCAGATGTTTACGACGATGCTTCCGCTCGTACTGAACGGCATGTCGGATTCGCCAGACTGGTTCGGCGCGATCGCCGATGGGGATACGCTTTCGCCGACAGATAATAGCGCAGCAATCCAAGCGGCAATCGCTGCGTTCAGCGGTAAGGTAAATCCTTACGGGAGCTCAATTGGGCCAGCCTCTGGCGGCTGGGGAACGATGCGGTTCGATTCTGGCGTCTATCTCTACAGGAGCGGGGCGACGATTGATAAGAGCGGCGTCCACTTACGCGGAGCAGGACATTCATCAACAATTCTGCGCTTCCAGCCAGCCTCGGGGCCAGCAACCGCCATCTCGTTCAACGCTGGCGAGGAATTGCACGATCTCTCAATTGAAGATTTAACGCTCGACGCGACCGGATCCGATCTATCCGTCGTCAAGCGAGCCCTATATCTCTATGACGTCGCGGAAGTTTCAATACGGAATTTCTATATTCGGGACTTTTCCGACTCGACGCACGCGAGCCAATGCGTCGAAATCCATGGCCGCGAGCATGTCATCGTCGAGAATGTCTCGTGGTTTTGCAACCGGCCACTATTCATCGGGGCTGACCCGGAAACGATGACCGAAGGGCTCGACCGCTCGATGTTTCATAATGTCCTGCTCGGTGCCCTCACGTCGATCGCAGAAGGGATAACGGCCGTAACGGATAAGCCAGTCGTTGAAATAAGCGAAGCGGACGCTCTCCTGGCTGATGTCACCTTCGACGGGTTTGATTTTCTCGGCGGCTCTTATTCGTTTTATTGGTCGAATACGAACTCAAAAGTCGGCTCCTATGACGTAACGTTCAAAAACGGACGCAATGAAGGATCCATTCCCAATTGGGCCTTCTATATTAACCCACCGACCGGGAATCAGGTTCAAAATCTGACGTTTGATACCGTCACCCTTCATGGCGGGGATAAGGGCGGCTGGTTCCTGCGAAACGTTCCCAATGGATCGATGAACAGCGTGACCTATGCTGCAGCCTCTTCCATCGCACCTGTGGATGCAGATGCAACTGCGGCAATGTCATTCAGTAATGTCAATTGGAACCTCCACAGCTCTTTAAATAACGCCCTGAATGGCTGGTGTGGAACGCGCTTCAATGAAGATAGCGGTGCAAGCGTAAAGAGTTCAGGAAACTTCGTCCTGAGAACATGCAGTGCCCCGGACATCATCCTGGAGAGTATCCCAGCCGGTACAACGCACTCCATTTCCGCGGCTAGCTGCGTCGGGAATCTTCTGACTTACACGATCGGTTCAAATTCATTCGGGGCGAATGGCCAGATCCGAGTTACGGGCGTAAGCCCATCCGGACTGAATGGAACCTATTCCGTTGTCAGCGCGACAAGCACAACCGTTAGCGTTGTCAACGATGCCTGTCCTTTGACTTACAGTTCAGGCGGCACAAATGCTTTGGTTTATGGACCTCCGTCCTTCATCAGCACGGCTTCAGTCTTGAGTGATGGGGCGGTTGGAGATCTGCAACTTAGGTCCGATGGTGGCAAGATCGCACAGGGCTTTGCTGGAAAGACAATGTCCGCCTGGCTTCCTGGCTATCTTCAGTTCTATGACCTGGCTGGAACGACGCCAAAGGCATACATCGGGAGCGCTGCATCGGTAGGGTCGAATTGGACGACCGATGATCTGCAGATCAGATCGGACGGGACTGCTATCCGATTCAGTTTCAATGGAACCGAAGCTCAGTACATGCCGAACCCTGGTGGCCTCGTCTTCGATAGTGGCGTGACCACGCCAACGGGAGGAGCGGGTACGGTTGGTCTCGGTGCAACGACTCAGTCTGCTGGGACCGGTAACTGCCCGACAACGGTAACGATCAATGGTTCTGCCAGCGCGCCAGCTGGCTGCCTTGTTATCACCGTCGGCGGCACTGGTCGGTCAGTTCCATTCTTCTAAATTTTCAAAATGATAAGGAGTCTTTAAAAATGAAAAAACTATACATGGCGCTGATCGTCCTGATCGGCATACTCATCTCAGCCGCGGCATTCACTCAAGATCAGAACAGAAGCAGGGGCCTAACGGACGTCGCTGAAGTCCATGTGGGGCGCGGTCGGCCGCTCATGGAAGCGCTTCCCATGCCGCACATCTACCACCTCGAAGCGAGGCACTGGCCCAGCGGTTGTGAATTCGAGCGTGCAGCCTACATCCGTTCTGGAGAAATGCCTTTCGAAAGCTCCCCCTGCGGCCAGAAGTTCTATGACTACATGGGTGAGAATCTTGTCACATCGGCTGGTGAGACTGCGATCTCCAAGCAGATGTCGGACACCGCGGCGCAGCCGGCAAGCGCCAACTATATCGCACTGACGAACACCGGCATAACCGCAGCCGTTGGAGATACGACCTTATCCGGCGAGATTGTGTCCAATGGCCTGCAGCGGGCACAGGGCACATTCGCCGATACCAGCGCCGCTCTGGGCACCAATCCATCTATGGGCGCGGTATCACAGGTTGGAACTGCTGGTTCCACCACAGTCGATTACTGGGTTGTCGCGTGCACCTTCCAAGGTTGTCAATCGATCACAGCGGCGACCGGCGCTCAAACGACCACATCCAATGCAACTCTATCAACAGCGGTATACAATATTTCGTCCTTCACCGGCAAGCTCGGCGCCGCATTCTATCGGCTGATCCGAACGCACAATAACACCACGCCGACAGGATCGCTGGCGGGTGGTGGAACAATCACAACGGCGGACGGCGAAATCAGCGCAGGCTACATTAGCTGCGCGACGGTTGGCGGGCAGACTGCCGGCACAGCGCCAACCTGCAACGTTGCGGATCAGTCCAACACGCTCGGTGCCTTTACAGTTCCGGGATCGGATCAAACCTTCGCCGGTAAATACACGCTGACGAAGACATTCACAGCGACCGGCGCCCAGTCGGCACAGGCTTTCGGGATTCTCAATGCAGCCTCAACAGGGACGCTTTTCTTTGAGGGCACATTCAGCTCGGCATCGTTGATCACGAACGACACGTTAGCTTTCACTGAGACCGTCTACCACTAAGTTGAACATGAAGAAGTTCTTATTAGTTCTAGCTGGTGTATTGCTGTATGTGGCTCCTAGTTGGGCTTCATGCAGCAATACTCAGTTTGGGAACTTCAAGTGCATTGTCTCAACATCAGCGTTTAGTTCAGACAACAGTTCAATAACGACTATTGGTATTGATACGACTGGTGCTGATCTAATCGTTGTTGTTGTGACAACAGACAAAGGTAGTGGAGCGCCAGCTATCTCAGATAGCAAGGTGAATACATCCTGTTGGTCTGGTTTGACAGCACATTCTGGTTCAGCTACGTTTGGTCAAACAAGAATCTTCTATTGTCAGAGTCCCATAGTCGGTAGCTCGCACACTTTCACAGTTAACATCGCAAGCTCATTTCCATGCATAGCAGTAGCCGCATTATCAGGGTCAGGACTAACTCCGTTTGATGTACAGGATGGAAATGGAGCAACTGGAAACGTAACATCCCAATTAGCCGGTGCCACGGGAATCACGCCAGGGTCTGCAAATGAATTGATCGTCACTGGTACATCTATAGATGATGACTCCGGTGGTGGTGTGTCGGTTGACTCAGGATTCACAAAAGTAGAAGAAAGCGCAGGTGGTGTTGCTGGTTTTGGTTGCAGCATGGGTTTATTTGGTCAAGGTTCAGCAGCAGCAGTAAATCCAACGTGGAGTTTTGGGGCGATGAACGTACCGGCCACATCTATTGCGTCATTCAAGCCGAAATCCACTTCAATCTCAAGACACGGACAATGTTCTGCAACAGCAACAAGCTGCACATTGTCTGCCGTTGCGACAAACGACTTGGTTGTCATATTTGCATTTAGATCGGGAAGCGCAACGATTCCAACATCCCCTGGAAGCAATACAGCAGTAACTACGGTCGCAACATCAACAGGTGGTACGCCAGCATCAGCAAGGATTGAATGTAGACTAGGGGCAAATTTTAACGACACAGGGACAGGAGCGTTTACAAACGCAACATCGGTGGCTGCAGTCTCGTATACTGGAACTAGGTACACCAGTTCGGCAAACTGCGTTACCGACATCATAACTAAGTTCGCAACAGGTCAGGCAAAAGCTAGTACGACTGCATCGTACACCACCACAGGATCATTCTCTGGTACGTCTGGCTCATGGGTTGTAGCTTTTGATGGTGGCACTGGATCATCTCATTGCGCTCCTACTTCGCCACAGACACTAACGCAGTTCACTTCAACCGGCACGGTAGCAGGTAAAGATTCAAATTCAGTTTTTACTTCGTGGGCAACAGAGACTTGCGCTGTCTCGTCCGAAGCGTGGGCAACATTCGTAGCCGAAGTGCAAAATCAGCAAGGATCGACAAGGACGCTGACCGACAGTCCGACGAGTGGACCATACGCAGCTCGTGAATTCTCGTCTCGTATCGCTGGACTAGTTAGGAATCCAAGTGACACCTTATCTGTTGCTGCTGATCTTTCAGGCAGAGTCGTGTCCAGCAATCGAAGTTATACTGAAACATTGTTCGATTCGTCGATGGTTGGCGAATCTTCGTCAAGACTTCTTTCGGCAATTCGTCAGGCATCCGATTCCTCCAGCCGCGCTACGGATTTCAGCTCCAGACTCTATGCTAGTATTCGCAGTTCTTCGGACACTCTTAGTTATCCATCTGATATTTCAGCGCGGTTGATGAGCGCTATTCGAGCCGCTGGCGAAATGATGGTGGATGACGAGGTAATGGCACGAGTCTTTACTGGCTTCCGTTCGGCAACTGAAAATAGCAAATCAGCGGACGGCGCAGCGCGAATCCTGGCCGCCGTTCGTCCTGTATCGGATAATGTCCAATTGCCCTTCGATCGAGGCTCACGATTACTTGGAGCAATACGAACCGGCGTCGAATCCAATGCTGCTTTAGAAGCAGGCCAGCGCTTATTGGCAGCAGCCCGGTCCTCATCCGACTCGATCTTCACACCGGCTGAGAAGTCATCAAGGCTCCTTGCAGCCTTTCGACTGGCCAACGACTATTCAGGTGCGAATGATCAAGGCAATCGGCTGGTATCGAACACAAGGACTTCAACAGATAGCGTTTTGAAATCAGATCTCTCCGGCAGAACATTAAACTCAAGTCGTCAGTTTACAGAGTTATTGTTTGATTCTTTGCTGACTGGTGAGTCCGCAGCAAGGCAACTCGTGATGACTCGATCAGTGAATGATTCCGTTAAAGGTTTTGACACGGCGACCAGGCTGGGCGCATTCGGGCGATCCATTGTCGAAGCAGCCGGCGTTGTGGAAAGTTCGGCGCGCTCAGTTGGATTCACCCGCGGCATATATGACACCTTGATCATGCTGGATAACCCGACAGTCAGCCAGGGCACGATCGTCATATCTGTCGACGGGAATCACAGATTCACGCTTGCGGCGCGTAACACGTTGTTCAGCGCCATCGCTAAGAATTACTCCTTCGCTATGTCCGTGCGGCCAACTAGTTTCAATCTCAATCAGAGGGCCGTCACTTTCCGGCTAAGTCCACGCATCACAGAATTCATTTATTTGGGGCGACAATGAAGAAACTCTTTACCTTAATCGCGATCCTGGCGCTGGCGGCGGTCAAAGGGTCCTCACAGGAAACGGAAATCACATGCCCGTCGAGCGGTTGCATTGTCACAAAAACGCCGTATGAGACATTTAATCTGCAGCTCAACTTCGCAAATCGGGCGCCCAATGGCATCACCATTGACAGCGTTACAGCCGTCAGGCAAAGCAATAGCCAGGATGTCACGACAAGTATGATCGTCAACGCTCCGGATTCTCCGGTGCCATCGGTGACGAGCATGACGGAGAAAGTCGTATTCCGGATCAAGGGCGGCACGGTTGGCGAGCTCTATACGATTGCGGTGCGCGTCATCAAGACAGATACGAGTGAAAAGATCGAGGGCGATATTACGCTGAGGGTAGTAAGTACACAATAATCCTCGCCTGGCATCGCAACCCGTAAAATCTCACACCCGGCCAGATTCGGCCGGGTTTTTATTTGGGCACAAATCAGAATGGATACGTTGCACTTTGGCTCGGATGCCGTTATCTGGCTGGGCATCTCTATTCTCGGATACTTTCTCCGCGATCTCATTAAGACCAACCGGGAGCAGCATGAAGAGAACAAAAAGGCGCTCAAGACTCAAGGCGATGCGACGACGGCCGCACTCCAGCAGATCGCTGACCGCATCAAGTCTGACGATGAAATTCTGGCCGTGGTGAATGGGAAATATGTCAGCCGGCGCGAAACAGATCTGATCACAAAAGAGAGTGATAAGACGCACGATGCGATTCTCGAAAAACTTGAAACTGCTAATGAGGAAATCGCAATCCTTCGCAATCACTGGCACGAGAAAGTTCTGGAGTCTTACAACCGAGCAGTCGAGTTATTGACCCGAATTTCTATCCGAATGGAGCGGCCATGAAATACGACCAAGTCGTCTGGCGCGAGCATTTCATCCAATTCGAGGGGCTATCCCGGTCGTTCTATCTGGATGGCACAGATAACGTCACCATCGGCATCGGCTGCTTGATAACAGAACCATCCACGTTGCCTCTCTTGCTGAAAAGCACCGGCGGCCGGGCAAGCCAGGAAGACGTCCGCGCGGACTTCAACGCCGTGAAAGCCCTCCCGCCTGGGCGGATCCCCGCCTATTACGATCGCGTCTGCCGAACCCGCATGCTCGAAGCGGACATCTTCAATCTGTTCGAGAACCGTCTGGGCGCATTTATCCAGCGCATCGAGGATTGCATCACGGTCCTGGAGGGATTCCCCGACGTGGCCTGCCTGGTGCTTGTGGATATGGCGTTCAACCTCGGCGTTGACGGCCTCATGCGGAAGTTCCCGAAGTTTATGAACGCCTTCCTGGCCCATGACTGGAAAGTCGCGGCGCTGGAATGCAAGCGCGAAGGCATCCAGCAGGACCGGAACGACTGGGCCCGGACCACCCTCGAGACATTGATTCAATTTCAAAAGTGAAAAAAGCAATCTGCCTGCTTGTACTGGTTCAGGCCCTGGTTACCTGCGGGGCCGCTTATAGACCAACAAAATATTGCACTCCGGACTCGAAGAACGAGGAAACCTACTGCAGGTGCCTTATCTACCATCCGCGGGAAGAATTCTGCGAGGACGAAAACGCGCCACTCCCCAGTTGCTGCCGGGCCACCGAGAAAGGCTCAAAGATAAAAGCTTGTGGATGCTGCCGTTCGGTCTATGGATCGAAGCGCGACATCAGCGTCCAGGAACGCGGCTCGTATGAGCATGTCCAGCCGATCGTTGAATATGACATCCGATAAAACACATTGAAAGGGAAACCCGATGCTTCAATTTCTTGAACAGCATTCGTTCTGGACCGCCGTCGCCCTCTACTGGATTTTCTCGGCCGCTGTTTCTGCCATGCCGGCGCCGAATGGGAGCGCCGGCTATACATGGCTTTATAACTTCCTGCATACCGTAGCCGGCAATCTCTCAACTGTCGTCGGGAGCAAGATCCCGGGCGTGAAGCCACTCTTACTGGCGCTGCTGCTAATCCTCCCGGTCATGACTGTATCTGCGTGCCATGGCTATGCGGTTCATCCAGGATCGCTCAATCAGGTGGACTCCGCGGCCTTTGACACGCTGCTCGTCGCCGAGGCGGCCATCGACCAGGCGCGCATCGAATACAACGCAGGGACGCTTCCGGCGTCTTCAAAGACGCCACTGGACGCGCTGGTGAAGGCGTACAACGTCGCTCGCGAGTCCTGGCTAACCTATCGCGGCGCCATTTCCACGAGTCAGCCGACGCAGATCTATCTGGATCAGCTGACGAAAAACTTGAACGACCTTACAGCTGCGGTGAAAGCCCTACAGGGGGGCCAGTGAATCCGCAGGTAGCGGTCGCCGTCCTCGCTTTCGCGGTGGCCTACTACGGCGGCCGGGCAGCGGTCCACGGGGTGAAGAAAGCGGCGCATGCGGTAGTCCACGTCGTGAAGAAGATCGAACATCCAAGGGAGCGCTCCAAATGAACATTGACCTCATCTTTCAAATCCTGCAACTGGCACTCGGCATTGCGCAGGTCCAGTCCGCTGGCAAGGTCCAGCAGGACGCGGCGATCGCCGACAACCTGGTGCAGATCGTCAAAAGCGCCACGCAGGCCTATGAACAGCACACGGGGCTGCCGCTCGATCCTGATTTGATCAAGGCGGAAGATCCGATCGTATGAGATCCTTGATTCTCGCCGGCCTGCTCCTGACCGCCTCGTGCGTGCCGGTCTTCAATGCTCCAGGTATCCCGCGGCCGAGCTCCGTATCCTTGCCGGGCGGCTCAACCTACCTTGTATATTCCGGGGATTCCTGCTCTGGGGTCATCCGGAATTACGACACGGAAACAGCGCTGATCCAGGACAACCTGAAGGCCATGTATGCCGGCGGCCAGCGGCGACTATCGATCATGGGGACATACCTCCACGAGCCGCAAATTGGCGCCCAGGTCGGCTGCACTTCGCCGGGCGCGGCCGGCGTCAATCTGTCTTCCGATCTGTCGAACGTCGACCAGCAGTATTACGACAACCTCGCGCGCTACGTAAAAGACGCATCGGCGATCGGATTCCAGGAGTTCGTCTTCATCGCGGGCCCGCAATGGAATAACAGGTTCGACTCCTGGGGCACGCTCTCGTTCGGCCTGGGCGACAATCCGGACGGTATCAATTATTATGCGGAAAATCTGGGAGTGCTTCAGGCGGTGCACCAGATCCTGGCCGCCGCGGGAGTCAAGTTTAAGATCGTCCTAAACGACGAGGCGTTCCACATTCCGGTTTACGATCCAGCGGAATATGTCGCCAGGCTGTGGAAGGACTACGTTTCCCAATTCGGCCTGACGGATACCTGCGGCGTCACGATCGCGGATGCTGTGGTCACTGGCGATACAACGCACGAGGCGAATCAGCTGAAGGAATTCTTGGCGGTGGTGGATGCCGCGGGATTAGGCCGGCCGAACTTCTATTGCCTGAATGCCGGCTATGCGGGGTTTCTTCGCTTGCACGTTGCGTTACTGAGCCACGGAATAACGGCGCTCGTTCCGATCGTCATTACCTCGACGGCGCTGAACGATCGAACGAACGCGGCCAACCTTCGCGCGGAGACTGTTTCAAGCGGCCGGCAGATCCTGTTTCTTGATCAGTGGTTCTACAACGATCCGACCGTCCGCCAGTTCGACAATTACCACGCTTACGGCTTCTGATTTCACTTCAGATCTTTGCAGTCCTCGCCAGGATATCCAAAGGCGCACTTTATAATGTGCTGTTGGTTGTCCGGGAAAATACGGACCGGATCGTAGTCGCAGGCTGCCAAAATCAGCAGCGCCGCCAATGCAATAATTAGTCGCTTCATAGTAGAACCTCCCGCGGGAATTCCCGCACTTGCAGATCGGCCGGCCATTCCGAAGGATCGCCGCCTTTCGTGTCCTCCAACTGGATCGATGACTTAAATTCCAATTGCTGGAGCGTCATCAGGAATCCAGGTCTTTCTTCATGAATCGAGCGCTGGGCATGTAAAAACGGCCGCGCGCCAAGCTGCTTGACGAAGCAGGCCACAAGTTGCTCCCTACACTCCCGGATAATCTGGCGCGCCCAGTGGATGTTGAACGGCCTGGCGCCAGGGCCACTTTCGCCGCCGACGATCGCCCAATGGATCCGGTCCAGGATTAGCGCGCCGAGATCCTCCAGCAGCGGCTCGAAGGAAACGAAGCGCACCGCGGCCGGCACGTCTTTCAGAATGTCGATGCGCTCGAGCGCGGACTGATTCTCGACGGAGACGCCGAGCCAGACGTTCGGCAGCGGCCAGCGCGGCAGTTCCTTCCACTTTGCGCCTGCTCCGCGGTCCCAGGCCATTCCAGGCACATCCGAAAATCCCCACTTTGAAATAGCGTCGAAGGCGACGATAGTCCCGGCCTCGGCTATCTCCAGGAGCCTGCCTGGCGCGTCGGCATATTCGCGCATGCGTTCCGGCCTTTTCGTCAGGATTTGATAGGTGTGCTGGGGCGTTAGCGCCATCACCGCGAATACCTTGTCGATGAATCCGTCGTCCACGTCTTCATGGAATAGATCGCTCATCGAATTCACGAAGATTCGCGCCGGCCGCTTCCAATGGAGTGGCTCGGCCAGCGCTTCAGAAATCGATCGCGCCTCGCCGGTCCAGCGCGGGCCATTGGGACCGCGTTCCGTCAGGCCCTGATACGCTTTCCCGGGCCCGGAGAATCGATGCGCCTGCTTCATGGCATAGCAGTTGCGGCATCCTTCGGAAACCAGCGCGCAGCCGCGGACCGGGTTCCAGGTGCGATCCGTCCACTGTATTTTTGAAATCGCGCTCATTAATTCACCAGCGGCTTCTTCGGCCGTCCGCGTCTGCCCTTGCCATCGCCGGCAGCGGCACTCGCGGCGTCGGAAGCCTCGCCGTCCGCGGCTTCCTGGAGCAGATCATGCTGCTCGGCCTGCGCCTCGTCCTTAACATCGAGATCGATCTTCTGCTGAATTTCTTCCATCGTGATAAAGCAGTAGACGCCGAAGAATTTATCCACCACGTCGATCAAGGTCGTGCGATCCATCGGGATCAGGACATCAAATTCAAATCGGAAATCGAAGGATTCCGCGGTGGCCTTGCACGCGCGCAGATTTGAAATCGCGGCGCCAGGCACAAAGACCAGGCCGGTGGATTCAGGCGTCGCGGCGAATTTCAGGTTCTGCATCGGGACCGTGATGCCGGAAAAATTCGCTTTTGTAAGTTCTCGGGCTGGGACCCAACCGCCTGGATCCGGACCGTCGCCTTTTTCGAATCGGAAAAGCCGATCTGCGATCGCCGGCGAGATCTCCTTCGCTAGCTCATAAGCGATGGGACTGATGTGTATGTTGAGTTTGAGTTCTTTGGAATCTGGATCGTCGCACTTCGCCGTGATTCCGTGAATGAAGCATTGAACATTCGGACTTATGAACATTAATTCTCCTTGTGATGGATCAGTGCGGGACGCACCCATTGCCGTTGAAATCGTTTCCATTCCGGCGCTGGGCGCCATTTCTCGGCGGCCGGCGTTTCGGGCTGCCAGAGCATGGCGTGCGGTGTAAAGCCGATCGCGACCATGTCCTGCAGGCGCTTCTCCGCCTTTTCAAACGTATCGAGTGGATAACCAATGAGGACGTAGGTGCGCAACCGATGAGACTCGCGCGTAAAGCCGGCCTCAAGCATCCGCCTGGCGGCGCTGCGCAGCGTTTCAAACTCGTCGCCGGGATCGTATGCAAAGAAGCACGCCGGCCGCGGCTTCAGGCCGGCGAGCAGATCGACTTGATAGTCCTGGAGGCTTAGTGCCTCCAGACCGCCGGTAAAATGAACGCGCCGATCCTGGCGCCGCAGCATATCGAAGACGGCGCGAACGTGGGGCTCTGGGCAGGCCAGGAGGTTGTCGTCCAGGATGTTCCACCCGTCATTGATCGGCACCGGCGTCGCCTCAGGCCTTCGCTTCCAGACGCTACAGAACCAGCATTTGCGCGGGCAGCCGCGCGATGTGAGGACATATCCTCGCTTAATGTATTTGCCAGGCTCGAAGGTATCCGCGCCAGGATCGCCATAGGCGACGCCGCCGATCTGCACCGGCGCGATGCGATTCCATTGCTCGGCCAGGCGCTCCGCGATCGGCTTGTCGGCCGTGAACGTCACTGATACATGCACGGCGTCAGCTTCAGCGAAAAGATCCGGCGCACCGTAGTAAGCGAGCGGATCGTCAGGCGTGGCCTTTGTTCGGCGAGGAAAGACGCGAATAAGCCGCATTAAAATCTCCCGCCGCCAAAGACGACGTTGGTTAATTGCTTCCCGTTCGACGATACATACCAGAGCTTTTTGGGCCCTGGCTCGATGCGCAGATCCTCGACACGGCCGAATTGATCGAGAAGGCCGACCATGTCGACAACCATGGCGTAATCTTTCAGAGGATGCGGCCTGACGCAGCGGCCGACCATCTGGTAGTAAAGAGCCAGGGACATCGTTGGTCGCGCCAGGACGACGGTATCCAGCTCCGGATAATCGAAGCCTGTCGTCAGCACGCCGACATTGCAGACGACTTGAATCTTGCCGGCGCGGAATTCCTTCAGGATCCGATCGCGCTCGGCGTCTGGCGTCTCGGCCGAAACCACAACGGCGCCGGGGATCCGCTTGGCCAGCCAGTGCGCCTCCTGGAGAAATCGCGTAAAGACGAGGATCCCTTTGCGGCCGATTTCGACCAGGCGCAGAACGATGCGTTCAAGCTTTCCGGAGAAGTTCGTTTCCTTAAACTGCAATTGCACCGACGCATCCGTATAGTCGGCGCCGGTGGAATTCGCCTGCAGCCTCGATCGGTCGAAACCTTTGATGGGGAAATACTGGAGTTTGGCCAGGTGGCCGGCGTTGAACAGCCGATCATTCTGCGTGTAATGAACAACGTCGGTAAAGACCCGCGGCTTCGTCCTTGTCAGGAACCGCAGGACCGGGCCGTCCATCGTGGAGGCCAGGCGATAAGGCGTCGCCGTCAACCCGATGATCCGGACGCCGGGGATCCTATCGAGAAACTCCTTGTACATTCCCGCGCCAGGATTCACCAGGTGGCATTCATCGATCAGGATATATTCACATGCTCGAAGTCCTGGGCCTTCTTGATGACGCTGCCGATCGTTGCCAGAGTGACGGCGCCGCTGATCTGCTTCTTGCCGAGGGAGGCGGAATAAACCGCCGGGCGAAACCCATAGCTCACTAACTTTGAAAAGTTCTGGCGCAGGATTTCGCGCGACGGCTGAAACACCAGGGACGGTGCATTCAAATCTTTGACGATATTTGCAAGGATCAACGATTTTCCGCAGCCGGTCGGCTCGATCATCAGGCCGTGGCGATTAGCCTGGGCTTTCTTGAATTTACCCGTAAGGAACCCGACACCGCAGGCGACGGCTTCGGCCTGGTAATCGCGCAGCGTAAACATCACCGCGGCACCTCGGCATAATCTTGCCGGCGGTCACAAAAGAACCGAACCGACCGCGGCTTGACGTCGATCTTCTTCCATGCAATGAAATGAGTCAGCCGGCACAGCGGGCAATGCGTGACTCCAAGGGCAAGCCTGGCCGATCGGACCCGCTGGACGCGCCTGACCTTGAGCTTCGGCGCCGGATGGGCCTTTTCGAACTCACGATTAATCCGCTGCCGGTGTTCTTCGAGATTTATCCCGTATTTCTTCTCGAAGGAATCGTGGCCGATGTCGTGATATTCGCGATGTGCCGCGGTGCACAATGGGACCGTCCAGCTTGCGGCTGGCCTCGTCCCAATTCCCGAGCCGGCGCCGCGGCGGATGTGATGCGCTTCGCAGGGCCGTTTATTAACGTAGCCGAGCGCTTCCGCATATATCGTGGGGCAGTCATTGTGATGAATAACCCCGCGTTGACGGACCAGGCACGGCATTTTCCTCACGAATTCCAGCCGATCCGAGTCTTGCGCTGCCTTCTGGGGCTTTGGGATTGCGATCATAAAATCCCCACCTTCCGTAAATTGTCTTTCTTGCGATCATCGCTGCGGTCGCACTGATAAATCACGAGAAAGCAGGTCCCGCAATATTCCGGCCTGTCCTTTGGCGGCTTGCCGTAAACCAATTGCCGGCAGCGATCGCAGCGACGTTTCATGACTTACTCCCACAATAATCGGTCCCGTCCAGGTGCAGCGGATTCAGACCGCCGGGCTGCTGGGCCATCATCGGCTTCATGCACCTGCCGCAAAGGCCGGTTTCCTGATAACCGGGCGGGATCCTTGACTTCGATGGCTCCGTCATTGTGCTTGACGAATCCGAGCCGGTCGGCGATGGCAAACTGCTCCGGACTGGCCGGCTGATTTTCGCGACACGCTTCGTGCCAGTTGCGCCTGGTTTCGACTTCATAGGTATCCCTGCCTGGTTCGATCGGCTTCCTGCAGAAACAGCAAAAGCCGGGTAACTTTGCAATCATGCTTTTTAGTCGACCGGCTTCTTCCCTGTCGCCTTAATCCACGCCTGGATCTCAGGCAGCCGATTCGTCGTCAATAAATCCCAAGAGCTAAAGCCGAGAACTTCCTCGATCTGCTTGCGCCATTTCTTCGGGCCGACGCTGTATTCCGCCCCGAGGATTTCCAGTCGCTCGAAGTCCGATTTATCGCAGGCGGTGGCCGTAACGGTGCCACTCGTCGCGGTGCCATTGGCCGCGCCAGCGGCGGGGCCGGCCTTATCGTTGACGATCTGATCCAGCTTGCTGGCCGGCTTCTGTAGGCCGACGCCTTCTGGCTTTCCTTGGGCGCCGTCGGCGTCAGTCGCCGGAATATCGATAAACCCGTCCAGGTCTGCCGGCAATCCGGCCTCCTGGCGTTCTTCGACCGCTACGGTGCTTTGCAATTCAGTGGAAGCGGGAAGCGTTTTGCAGAGGCGGCGAAGGGCAGTCTTCTTGCCCATTTCGATGTAGGTTAGTTCGTTGGTGTTCCATGGCGAGTACTGTGCGGTGGGATTCTCCTTATCGGCAGCATCGGAGAATTCATCTTTGATGCGATCGACTTCCCGTCTCCACATGAAGACAAAATGATCGGTTCCGTCCTTGAGTTTGGCGACGGCATAGAACGCGCGGATCAGCCCGGGATCCTCGTCCTCCGTCGGCTCAAATGGCTTGTGCTTCAGCGAACGATCCGTGCCGAGGTTGACATCGAGAAAATCGCGCTGATGGACAACCTCTGCGGCGATATAGGCGACCTGTCCGCTGCGGTAAGCAAGATCGATCAGGCCCTTATAGCCGGCCTGGAAATTACACTCCCAGACGCCCTTTCGTTTGCGCGGGATCAGATAGGCTTTCCCCAGGACGCCGTCGGGCTCCAGGCCCAGTTGCGCCGCCTGCATGACGGCGCCGAGCAGCGATTCCTTCGTGCATTCAAGAAGCCTCGGGGTCTTCTGGATCGACGTCATGATGACGCGCAGCATGCGATCTGGCGTCAAGTGCTTCGGCAGCGCCAGGCCGACCTGCCTCTTCTGCTTCTCAAGCAGATCGCGGATGGTTACAACTTGTTGCTGGATTCGTGTCAGCTGGGTGGTTTGTGGCGCTGTCGCTGTGCTCATTCTTTCCCCTTTACTTTTCGAAGTTGTCTAAAGCTCGTGGCCTCGACCGTATGGCCGGGCTTGTTAATTGTTTTCAAGCTGTATCTGCTGCCATCAGGAAGAAGGCCGAAGGTGGCGTCGCCGATCGCCTGCAGAAGTGCGTTCTTGAATTCGGATTCTTTCGCCTGGAGGCGCTTGATGGCTTTCTTCGTGCCTTCGAAGCGCCAGGCTGTCGCGGTCAATTGCTTATCGAGGATCCGCGTCTCGCCAGTCTCTTTCGGGAATAGCCGCCTCAGTGCTTCGCGGCTCGACTCGCTTCCATCAGCATCCGGCGGATTGTTCTCCTCGACGCGCTGCCAGAATTCGGCCGCCTGCTGGATGTAGTAAGCGCAGAAGCGCTCGTTCTTAACGAAAGGGAAGTACTCGAATCTCTGGCCGCCGAACAGGACGCCGAACGCTCCCCAGGTCGTTCCGGTGACGATCATTTGATGTTGGGCCTGGATCTGGTATTCCGTCGGCGGCTCCTCGGCCCACTCGTCGCCCTTGAAGCCGGCGACGTTTTTGATTTCGAGTACTCCGCGCGTCGGCATGTCCGTCGGCTGAAGAATGAAGCGGTCAACGGTGCAGATCAGGTAATAATGCGTGCCATGGCGCTGGATCGTATAGCGGCCTGGATCCTCGAGCGCGAACCCGGTCACTTCCGCATATCTGCCGGCAATGACCGGTTCAAGTAGATTTCCCCAGGTGATCCACTCCGGAATGTCGTATTCCGGTTCGTCCAGGCCGATCTTTTCGCAGAACAATTCAAGGCGCGATTTCCACCGGCTGAGTCCCAGGATGGCCGCGGCGTCGGATCCGCCGATTCCGGATCGGCGCCGCTCCAGCCATTGCAGTCTTTCATCGCCGATTTGCGTGCTCAAGGCAATTGCCTCACGATCCAGCAACCGCTAAAAACGAAAGCCAGCCAGGCGGCGACTACAGTCAGTGCATAGAAAAAATAAAGCGGTCGGCCTTTCACTCGGCACCTTCCGCTTTCATGATGGCGTTCCGCTCAGTCTCGACGGCGGCGGCACTCATGATTTCTTCCGGCGTTGCGCACCATTTACAGTTTCCGCTCGCACAGAGCGCGACGTTACGCCTTCCACACGTAGCACATTCCTTGTTGTTGCTCATTCGGTGGGCTCCGCTTTCTGCGCTTCCTCGATCGTCGAAAACCAGCGGTAGACCTTGGCGTATGCCAGGCGTTCCTCGCGCATGTAGCCGCCGTCTTCCGGGTAAATGAAAATCGTCATCGCAGCGCCTCCCAGATCAGATAGATCACGGTGAACAGGGTTATCGCGAAGCCGATCACGTTGATGACGAGGCGGCGCCGGGCAGTCTTCGACTTATCTTGTTTCCAAAATGAATAGCTCATTGTCTTTGTCTTTTTCTGGGGGAAAATTTGGACGGCCTCAGGAGTCGCCCCTTCTTAACCCCGCTGGGTTATCGGTTTTAGTCCATGAATGAACTGGACGACTGCGGGGTGATCTTCTGTTCCAACTCTTCGAAGTCCACAATCTCTTCCGCGTTAATCTCTTTGCCTTCCATGTCTAGGTTTCTCCTTTCCCGGGTCTTGCCCGTTAATTACGGCCAGCGCGCGCTTGTGCTTTTGCCGCTTTTTGTGGCGGACTCCTTGGCTTTCAAACTTGGCCCATACTTCAGGGCGGCCCTTCGCAATCTCCGCCAGAACCGCATAACAGCCGCCGCAGCAGCCGCGCGGTGAATGCTTCGCGTCGCTCACGAATTCCTGGCAGCCCGTAATCTTCATCGCGGCGCAAATGTGAAATCGTTCCTCGATGACGATCGCGGTCGAGATGGTGCGGACTTTGCCATCGATGAGGATTTGCATCTTAGGCACTGAAATCCTCCAGCTGGGCGAGGCGGATCCCAACGGCCTTCGCGATGACCTTCGCGGTAGCGAGCCGAAGGGATCGGCCGTGCTCTGCGTTGAAATAGGTTTGATTCGCGATGCCGATAAACTTGGCGGCCTCCGGCAGCGTGAAGCCGCGATCTACGACGCGCCATTGCAAAAGGCTTTTGCGCTTCAATCGAGTCTTGACCTTGCTTGCTGTGTTCATGCGAGCGTGAATATAGTTTACCTTTTTTAAGATTGCAAGATGAAAATTATAGATTGATTTTGACGATTGCGATATTTGCGGCGAAACTATGCCCTGGAGGGTACTTAGTTGAGATATGGGGAATTCTTGCGGGCCTGCCGCCAATTAGCTGGCGTCGAAACTAAGAGCGAATATTTCTCGGCTACTTGGCTTGAAAGATCCGGATCACTATACTGGCGCCGAAAACGACGTCGCCGGCAAGTTGCCGAGCCGGGAATTATTAGAAGCCGCGGCTGAAAAGGCCGGCTTTACATTTGAGGAGTGCATCAGTCTGCCGCTGCGCCATCGGCATCTTCCATCGAAGGAGCACGAAGAACTTCAGCGGAAACTTCTGGAAATCTTAAAACTGGACGATGCGACCAGCGTCGCAATTGCGGTCAATGTGGAGACTTTCCATCAGACTTGGGTTCGGGGCAAGCGCAAGCGGCGGCGGAAGGATTGATCTTTTTTTCAAACGCGAGAATGGCCGTGCAGAAGGTATTTGCCAATTTCGGGTTCGTCTTTTCCAATCGTCGCAGCGAGTCCATCGCGGGGCTAATTAGTGATTTCTTCACAGTCTCCCTTTACGCTTTCAGGCGGCAAATTGTTACAGATATTTGATGTTCTTAAAACAGAAATCTGTCGGCGAAATTCCGACATGGGTCGCGGTGCGATATGTCGGATTTAAAGGACGTAAACTATGAGCAAAAACACGCAAAGAATTCTGGCCTTAACATCTCTTTACATTTCAATCACGGCGCTGGCATTCGGCGAGCGAAAGACGCCTTTCGAGGTACGGGTCTATATCGACGCGATCGAGCCGGCGAGATCGCCGGAAGGCTTCGTGGATGGATCTGACAAAACGCTGCGCGATTCCGTGGCCGATCTAAAAAAGGAGCTGGACAAGAAATTCTTTCACCCGAACAAGGGCTATCCCGGATCCATCGCCCAGTGGTTCGTGGTCAATGATCCCACGCAGGCCGATTTAAAGCTGACGATCGCAGCGCGCGGAGTATCCACGTCAACTCTTGGACAAAGGACGGCAATGGAGTTTTACCGCGGGGTGATCCTGGCAGATACGACGCCGCTGATCGGTGTCACGCGCTGGGTTTCGGCCGTATTGTCCGTCGGCGACTATCGGAAGGAAGTCGTCGCATGGTCGATGAACCGTTCAGCCCTGAGCGCCGGCGCCTGGACGCAGGATGCTAAATTCCTCAGCCTGGCGGCGGCCGGCTGGGTGATGGCAAATGAAGAGAAAATTAAAGAACGCCGGCATGAGTAAAAAAGTTCTTGCAGTTCTGATAATTTAGGCGTAAAAGCTTTTTCAGCCTCAGGAGCCGCGAGCCTGGCCGGGTTACATCGTCAGGCATTCCCCATTTTAGCCTCGCTATAACCGTCAATCCTAAGGGAATGGATTTATGGCGAGACATCTTCAAAGCAAAAGCACCCAGATCCGCGCATTCTCGATCATTGGATTCTTCCGCTGGTTCGCCGGCAAATGTAACCATCGATACATTCTGATCTCCAGCCAGGTCGTTGTCTGGCCCGAAGGCGTCTTCGCCCATGAGCCGGTCTTTACCGCGGTCCTTCGCAGATGCGAGCGCTGCGGCGAGCACGATTACTTCAGGCTGCTGGGCCAGCATGAAATCGGCGATCTCCTCCGGATGAATAGCACGATCGAGCAGCTCGAGGAAATGGCACAGCGATGACTTTGCTTCTTACGATCCGCGAAGCAGCTACAGCTTGCCAGTGCTCGGTCGGCCATCTTCAAGCCGCGAAACGCGCCGGCGAGCTGCCCTTTGTCCGCCTGGGCAAAGTGCGCGGGATTCGCTTTCGAGCGGAAGATCTGAAGGAATGGATCGCCGGGAAAATTGTAGGGACTGTGACGTCTCACAAGCAGGAACTGGCGAATCTAGCGAAAATAGACGCTCAGTTAAATCAGCGGGTTACGCCTCATGATAGATAGCGCGCGTTGCGGTGATCATATTAACAGTTTGAGCATTAAGACGCCTCCTCAGTCACTTACGGGTAGGGGTTGGGGAAATTTCAGGGGCTGTTTCGCCGCGTCGGATCTTATCCAGTTCTTCCTTCCGCCTGGCCGCCAGGGCCAGATGTTCCGCGCGCAGATGAATGTAGCGTTGGGAGGTTTCGATCTTCGAGTGCCCCATCAGCTTCATGATATCAAAAGGGCTCGCTCCGCTTTCCGCCAATCCGGTTCCGTAGGTGTGCCGGAAGGAATAAAGAACAAATTCGGCCGGCCAGCCTTTCTCGATTCTCAGCTTCGTGTGAATGTTATCGAGGCTCTTTCGGCTGAAGTGCTTCCCTTTCCGGCCAGGGAACAGGAATTCGCTGTCCGGCCAAAGATCGCGAAGAAAGGCGATCGCCTCGCGGGCCCGTTCGGTCAAGGGCAATGCCCTGGCGCCGGTCTTGCCGCGCACGATGCACTGATCCGCGGTGATTTCCGATTTCAGCAGGCTCAGGCATTCTTCCGGCCTCAATCCAAGATCCATGATCAAGATAGCCGCCGGCCGCAATGGGTAAGCCGAGGCGGCGTCGAGATAGGCGCGCTCGAGCGCCGCATCCACGATGAAGGCCCGCTGATTTTCGCCTGGCAGCTGCCGGATCCGGGGCGCCCTGGGAATCAGTCCCCACTCGTTGGCCAGCCGCAGGGCCTTTCGCAAGGTGCGCAATTCACCGTTCAGCGTGGCGATCGCGACCTTCCGCCGGCCGCAATATTTCTCAATAGCTGCGGTGTCGATTTCGGACAGGCGCAGATCTCTAAGATTCGAATCCACCAGGCGCTTCCCTTTTTCATCGTAAAACGCGGCCGTGCGGCGCTTTTGCGCATGCCGGTGCACGTAATCCCGGAACTGTCCTTCCATGAACGTTTGAAAGACTGGCGCGGCTTTCGGCTTCGCGATTCCGAACTTCGCCAGGGCGGCTTCGCTTTTAAGCGTGGCTTCCACGTCGCGCGCCTTATTCAGATTAGTCAGGCCGGTGGATCCCTGCTGGCGGATCCCATTTCGAACGAAATCGAAATACCAGATCTTCCCGCGTTTAAAGAGGCTCATAAGAACGCGAATCATACCAAAAAGGGGCGCGCATGACCCAGAAGTCGCTTGTTTTCGATCTCCCTGAAGGTGAACGCCGAAAAGAGCACGGCATTGATCTCGCGATCTCGAAGCGCTCGGCCGATCTGAAAATGGCCCGCGATATTGCGCGCCAGCTGGCCCGGCGGATCCCGGACGGCATCACCGCTGACGATGTTCAGCAGGCGCTGGCGATCCTCGGCTATGAACTTCTCGGTAATGCCGCCGGCGGAATCTTCCGCGGGAGGGAATGGGTCTTCACCGGACGCTGGCGAAAGAGTGCGCGCGTCACGAATCACGGGCATCAGAACAGAGTGTGGAGGCTTGCATAAGCATGCGGCCTAAAGAGCTTTCTGCATCAGCAGAATGGCCGAGTCGGACGGTTTCTCCGACAGTTGTGCATCTCTTAAATGTCTCGGGGCGGCGTCCCACAACCGCCGCCCCATTTTTTAGGATTTGAATGGAACTCCCAGCAACAGCGAACAATGTTGTTACCTGTATTTACACCGGGTCCAACGGCGAAGCCACAAAGCAACTGTATTCGGATCTGGAGAAACGCGGGCCGATCGGGATCGTCGCGATGAATCTTTTTCGCGCGCAGAAAGCATCGGCCAGGGCGAAGGTATACCGCGGCGGCCGGCCAGGTCACGGATCGTATCGATCGATGGCATACGAGAAGAAATCCTGGTCAATGGCGAATCTCTGCGACGTGCTCGGTAAACATGCCGGCGCCCTGTACATTCGATACGGCTGGAAGCAGGATCCTGCGACGGTCTTCGGCCAGGAGCCATCCTGGGTTCTATACATCGATCTGCCGGCCGGCCAGGTGAGCTTCCATTCCCCTACGCGCGGCCTCGGGCCGGCCTATCCAGGCGAATGGGATCTGCAGCACAAAAGCGAAGAGCGGATCCTGGACTTCTGCGCGCGCGTTCTGGAGGCGGCCCATGTCTAAAGAGCGGCCCATTCTGATGCACGCGAGATCGATCAACGGGATCCTGGAAGGCCGGAAGACTCAGACGCGCCGAATCATGAAAGCGAAGCACGTCACAGCGGCGGGCATTCGCGGCATCCTGCACGGCACAGGGCCAGCCTTTGATCTTAACGAGTGCCCTTTCGGGCAGCCTAGCGATCGGCTCTGGGTGCGCGAGGCCTGGCGGACACGAGCAATATTCGATGATCTGAAACCGAGCGAGGTTGTAAAGCGCGTCGGCAAGGATCTCCTGTATCTCGCCGATGGTCAGTTCCTGAATATTTCTGGCGTGCATGACGTGTTCGTTCCGGGCCGCTATCGCCATGGGCGATTTATGCCGCGCTGGGCCTGCCGGCTCGTTCTTGAAATCACGGATATCCGCGTTGAGCGAGTGCAGGACATCAGCGAAGAGGACGCCTATGCCGAAGGTATCCCGCGTCCTTCCATGGGATTCGATCAACTATTCGCGCGTCTCTGGGACGACACCAACGGCAGCGGGGCGTGGAGCCGTAACGATTGGGTGTGGTGCGTCTCATTTCGAAAGGTGGACGGATGAGAGCGATTCTAACGAGAAAACAACGAGAATCACTGGAACACTTCGGAGCCGACTGCGGGAACGCCTGCCTTGATCTTCCACAGCTTAAATGCCAGCGCGCTAAAAACCACCATGGCCTTCATATCGCAGTAGTTCGGAATAAGTCGAATAACGGCACGACAACCGCAAAATGGCCTCAACGGCCAACGATTCTCCCGGAGGAAATGACTGGTGCGTGAGCTCGGCACGCCGGCGTCGGGCGCCATCTTTTCCGACGACATGCTGTATCGCTTTCGCCTTTGGCGCTGCTGGAATCCCGGTCTGCCACGGGCCCTTTTCATCATGCTGAATCCGTCGACGGCGGATGAATATTCAAACGATCCCACGATCGAACGCCAGCAGCGGCGCGTGATGTCCTGGGGCGTCAAGGATCTGTTCGGCAATCGCGGGAAAGAATTCGGATCGATCGAAGTCGTCAACGCTTGCGCCTGGCGGTCAACAGATCCAGAGGCGCTTTACCGGGTCAAGGATCCAGTCGGCCCGCTCAACTGGAAGACTGTGCGGGAGTCCGCCCAGGCGGCGATTGACGGCGGCGGTGTCGCGATCTGCGGCTGGGGAACCCATCTCAAGCAGCTGAAGCCGGACTATGCCCTGGACGTACTTCTGATGATCGCGCTTAGGCCGTTGAACCTTTCAGCGCTGCAGTTAAATGACGACGCAACGCCGGCGCATCCACTCTACCTGCCATATGAACTCAAGCCGCGGCGCTGGCACGCCGGCGCGCTGCATGAGGAGGTTGTCTGAAAATCCAATCCAAGGAGGAAAATGGCTAAAAATTTGAAAATTTAAAAAATTGGAAACGCGGCCGGGGAACTTCTTTCTGGGAAACATCCAAGGGCACCTCGGCCGCAAAAACGCATTGCATGTGGGGGCAAAAGGTAAGTGAAGGAACGATCGGGGATGCCGTATGACGTGGTGGCCTATGAGGCGGACGAGAAAGCCATGCTTTTGAGCGCGGAAGAAGAGGGCTTCTTCCATCGGCTGCTCAGGCGCGCCTGGATGAATGGATCGATACCGGAAGATCAGGACCAGCTGGCGGTCCTTGCTCGAGCTATTAGCAAAAATCAGTTCCGGCGGGCGTGGGAGTCGGTCCGGCATTTGTGGGTGCCGCATCCGACCGAAGGCGGCCGGCTGATCAATTTAAAGCAGGAATCGGAACGCGAATTCCTGGCCAATAAACAGGATCGCGAGGACAAATACCAGCAGGAACTTCACGATCGCCAATCACTTAAAGGGAAATTGAGCGCCGAGGCTCGCGCGCGAAGAAAGACAGAAGCAGGAAACGGGGTGCCAGCCGCGGTGCAGCCGGGATCCAACCAGGATTCAACCGCGGTTGGAACCGCCGTTCAGCCGGCCGGCAACCCCCTCTCCCAAACCCCCCCCAACCAAACCAAAAAGAGAAGAAAAGAAACCGGAAGACAAAAAACCGCCGGTCGATGACCGGCGTGTTCCTTTTCGGGATTTTATGTACGAAAAGCTCCGGGAGGTGGGGATCGAGCCAATGCCGACCGCCGGCGAATGGAAGCAGTTCGAAAAGTTCCTGGAGAAAACCCGCGTCAATCCGGCCTTCGGTATCGATCGGCTAAGGGAATACTTCAGGCGATATGTTCACAGCGCGAACGCGTTCGATCGGAATCAGGGGCACCCGATCGGATTCTTTATCAGCAACATCAGCAAGTTTACGAGGAGCGATTATGGAACAGGCAACAATCAGCAGAGTGCGGCAGCAACTGGAAGCGGCAATGGCCCACGCCCCTATACGCCAAGACAGTGACGCCTGCGCTGAATGTGGCGGCCGGGGCTGGATCCGCGACGACGAGGCCGGCGGCGTCCGGCGCTGTGAATGTCGGCGCCTGGCGATCATCGCGGGGAAACTGGGCGAGATACCGGAACGGTTCAGGCAGTGCACTTTTCAGAATTACGTTCCGGCCGATGCAAAGCAGAGCCAGGCGCATTGCAGGATCATGGGGAATTTCCTCGGCAGTTTCTATCTGCATGGCGATTACGCGCGAGGCAAGACGCACCTGGCAACGGCCCAGTATCGAAAGCTGATCGATATCGAGCAGCCGTGCATGTTCTTGAGCATGGGCGAGCTCCTGGCCGAATTGCGCAAGTCGGAAATGGACGCCGATTATTTCTGCCTTGTGCGGCAGCGGGCCAGGCACAGCGACCGATTCCACCTGTTCCTGGATGACATCGACAAATTCAAGAGCACGGATTTCAAGACCGAGGTGCTGTTCGATCTTTTCGACACGATCTATAAGCGAAAGCTCGGCATCACGATCACTAGCAATTGCAGCCTGGCGGATCTGCGCGTGATCCACCCGTCGATCGTGCGCCGGATCGACGACACCTGCGCGGCAATCGAGGTTTAAATGAGATTTGATTATTTGAAGCCGTCGCAAGGTGAAGTCATTGATGGCCTGGAAGATCGCGAAAAAATTTACGCTTTGGAACAAGGCGAATATCTTCCCATCCGCACGCTCGCTGGCTATGAAGGCAAAAGCGCGATTTATCGTTGCGAACTCACAGCGGATCAACGCCAGATGATCGCCGAGGGCGCGGACATCTTGGTCGAGATTGTTCACTTCGGCGGACCGCTCGCACCATCGCGGGTGATGCTTATCAACCAGCAGAATTTCGGTGAATGTGAATCCAAGGGACTATTCGCGCAGTGGCTGCTCGCCGCCATGGGGATCAAATGAACGGCGCCGATATCTGCCGGCAATGCCAGACAGAACTTATGAAGCGCCAGGTTCTGTTCGGCCGCGCGGGGGCGATCGAGATTGTCTGCTGTGAATGCCAGGCGTCGCGGATCGCTCTGAAATACAGCAACACCGGGAAGCCAGAAGAAAAGAAGGAATCGAAATAGATGGAAAAAGTACGTCTTGAAACGAGTGCCGGCAGCCTCGTTGGGTATGCGCTGATCCCGGTGATTACGCCACGCCCGGAAGTGCTGATTATTGACGGCGCGCGTGTTTTTAAGGCTGCGTGGACGGGCGCCAACGCTTACAGCGAATGTTTCGCCTTTGTGGTTACGAAGTGGGTCGGCGAATGAAACTGCAGGACGAAATCGACAAGGCGCTGCACGGCCGGCGCCGCGGCGGCCGGATCCGTGTGTCGAAGAAAGAAGACCGCACGGCCGACGGCATCGTCTTTCACTCGAAGTACGAGATGAACGACTACTTGAAATTCAAATCGATGTTAAAGGGCGGGGCTATCAAGAAATACGAGCGCCAGGTGCATTATCCGCTGTTTGGCGCACAGCCACGCTGTGGCGGTGACGAATTCTCGAACCAGAACGAATACTTCGCGGTGCAGGTATCTGAATACGTTGCAGATCACGTCGTCACCGAACTGGACGGCACGCTCCGCGTCTATGACAGCAAGGGCCATCAGACGGCCGAATACAAGCGGAGCAAGAAATGGTTCGAGGTCTGCTATCCGCATTTGAGGATTGTCGAAATATGACAGGCATCCAGATGGTTCGGCCGCCCTGGCGGGAGGTTGTCGACCTATGGATCAATTCTGCGGACCCCTGCTCCTGTGGCCTTAAATACTGTGATGTTGATGAACTCGCGCGCCACTGGCAGGCCGGGCACTTCGACTATATGCCGGATCACAATTCGCACCTTGGAGCGACGGAAGGTGGGTAACGAGCTGCCGGCATGTCAGGCCGCCATTATCCAGGCGCTGCGGTTTCATTTCCTGAAGCGGCCAAAGGAAATCGCGGTGCTGATGCAGATGAAATCCCAAAGGGTAAGCATGATCACGAATGACAGTTTGACGGTCCTGTCCTGGGTGGACCGTCGCTATAAACAGGAAGCGATCGAGGCGGCAAAGCAGATCCTCGGGGAGATCACAGGCAAATGAACGAGCCAAAATGCCCGAAATGCGGCCTGGTGATGTGCGAGCAGTTTGACGAGCTTCCCAAAGGAATTGTGGTGCCGAACGGTTATCACGCTTGCTATCACTGCGGATTGATCTTCAGCCCGGAGCAGCTTATTCTTTTTTGACTTTAATGTTGACATGCGTAGCGGTGCGCATTAACGTGTCCTCATGAAAGGGGATAACGAAATGAACGACGCAACGCTTAACGGATTCCGCCAGATCGCGGACGCGATGGGCTGCGGCCAGGATAAAACCTGGGCGATCGTAACGGAACAGACCACGACGAGCGGTGAGAAGAAGGCCTTTGTGAAGGCTTTCGGCTATACGCGCAAGGGCGCCGAGGGCGCGGCCATCTTCTACCAGGGCGGCCGAGCGGTTCGCGAGCAGGCGGTTCTCGCCGGCCACGCGGTGCATTGCTATTGCGCCAGCCTGGCGGATGGATCCTGCGATTTCTGCACCGGAACCAGGAGGCCTCAATGAGAAGTAATGCACTCGCGCACCCGGAAGATTACGCCGTCGGTACGCCGTGGTTTGATTACGCTTTCCGGGCGTTTAATCCGGAGCGGAGGCTTGAAGACTTGATCGAATGGCAATGGGAGCGGTTCGCGACGCCTTACGCCAATGCAACAGCACGCACGCATATCGTTGCGTATTCCTTCGAATTTGGCATGGAGGGAATGAGATGACGAACGATTACGAAATCAAACAGGCCGCTCGGAAAGAGCGGCTCGAGCGCCGCGCGGAACTTTGCCGCAAGCTTTCCGATCTACGATGGAAGCGCGCCCACGAGATGGCGGAGGTGATTCCATTCGGGCAGCCGATCCTGGTCGGCCATCATAGCGAAGGCCGCGACCGAAGATACCGCGCAAAGATCGAGCGCAATAACCGGAAAGCATACGAACTCGGCAAGAAGGCTGAATACTATGCACAGAAGGCCGCCAGTGTTGGGACCGGCGGCATTTCAAGCGACGACCCTGAAGTCATCGTCAAGTTGCAGGAGAAGATCGAACTGGCGGAAAAGGTCCAGGCTCGCATGGTCGCCGCTAACAAGGCAGTGCGCAAGAATGACCGCGAGGCGCTGGCGGCTCAGGGATTCAGCGAGGCTCGGATTAACGATCTGTTTACGCCGGATTTCTGCGGCCGACTAGGATTCGCGGACTTCGAACTTCAGAACAATTCGGCCAACATCCGGCGCATGAGGCAGCGAATAACTGGCCTTCGCCGCGAGCATGCGAACAGAAACGCCGAAACGCCACGGCTTGAAATCAAAGCACCCGAAGGCGTGACGATCGAAGAGAACGCGGCCGAGAATCGGCTGCAAATCTTCTTCCCCGGCAAGCCATCAGAGCAGATCCGATCGAAGCTAAAGAGCCACGGCTTTCGCTGGAGCCCGAATGCCGGCGCCTGGCAGCGGCAACTGAACGATTCTGCGCGATATGCGGCAAAGCAGGTGCTGGAAAGCGTAAGTCTATGACCGCGAAGAAATGCACGGAATGCGGAAAGCCGTCGATTCCAGGTCTGAAGCGTGGGCATGGTAAATGCCAATACCATTGGACCGCTGGCGTTTGGGGAAAGAAATGGGCCGACACGCTGTATCCAAAGACGAAGGAAATAATAGAATGCAAATCATGACAACGAAGAAGGATCCGGCCGCGGTCAAGCTCGGCCGAAAAGGCGGCCTGGCCACGGCCGCGAAGCTGACAAAAGCCAAGCGCGCGCAATCGGCCAGGAATGCAGCCGCGGCACGCTGGAAGGATCACGAGTACTCGAAGGAAGCCAGCGCTCGATCGCACCGCAAGCGACGCCAGAAATCCTCGAAATAGCTGAATCCTCCTCAGGCCGGCGGCACGATCGGTATATTTTTAAAATGTACTATCCGCCGCCGGCGCCTTTCGTGTTAAAGCATCGTCATGTAAGTAAGCGAACCGTTCGCTGAAACCCGACAAGGAGTCAAATCGCCTGGCTCTCCGGAAAAATAGCCTAGGGACTCGAATCAACCCCGCACGCCTAAAAAAATAAAATTTGAACAAGCCAAATATTCTGACCGATCGCCCTGGCGAGCCGGTAATCGGCGGTTCTTCGTCGAAGCCGCTCTGGGGCCATCCAATATTGACGCCGGAAGGCATTGAGATCCGGCTGCCGCAGCATGCCTTTGAGCGGCTGAAGCTTCTGGGGCTATTGATGCCGCGGCCGAGCCTGAACAGGTTCCAGATTTCACCGAAGATCGATGCCTTCATGGATTCCGACTGCGACCCTCTTATGGGCGCGCTCCGTCGAATCCTGGGCAAAGAACTCGAGGGACCGGAATACATTTTGTGCGAGTGCGTGGCTTGCTTGCGATTGAAGGAAGAAGCCGACAAGACGCCAAAGCCGCGGCAGCCGGAAAAAGCGAAGCGTGGCCGATATTGGCTGAAAGTAATTCGGGCGCCGCGGCATGCGAGTTCGGCCGATCGAAATTAAGAAATGAGCGCGCTGCACGCAACCACGACCGCCGCGAGGATCGCCGGCCTGAGTCCGCGCCATTTTAGGCGGTTGGCGGAAGAGGCACATCTCGAGCCGGCGCGTTTCAGAGGACTGAAGAATTTCTGGACGCCCGGGCAGATCGATCGAGTGAAGGCGCACTATAAAGGCGAGGCGCCGGTGGTCATAGACCGCGCCTACGACTTCACGGTCCTCGATGTGTGTCCGATGCCGGTATGCTGCCCGCATCCGATCCCAGGCTCTGACGCCTGGCGCTGCTGCAAATGCAATCGGCCGACGGATGTTGCCGAGTGCTCAGTGGCCAGCACCTTGACCTATTGATGCCACAACGTCCTTCAGTCCATTGGCCTGGCCGGCCATCCAAACCACACAAGCCAGCAAGCCACAAGCTTTATGACTATCGATGGCAGCAGGCACGCAAGCGGTTCCTTGAGCAGCATCCGTTCTGCGTGGAATGCCTCAAGGAACTTCGCTTCACG